CAACTCAATCAAGTACAGTTGGTAATTTACCTACAAATACTGTGCAATTAGTTGTAGGTGATAATACAGCATTTACAGGTAATGCAAGTCAAGGAAATATTTACAGAGTAACAATATCAAACTCAATCGGTGGCGCACCTGTTGTAGACTTTAATCCTGCAACATACAACGCAAGCGTAAGTCAAACTGCTTGGACAAGCAGCACTGGTGAGGTTTGGACGATAAACACAGGTACAGCAACGACTGGTTATAAAGGGGTAATTTGTGATAGGATTATAGTTATGTTTGATGGGGTTGATGATAATATTAAAAATGCAACCGTGCCAAGAGGTAACATTTGTTCACAATATTTAGTATATAAAACTGAAAATGAACCAGGTTCTGGAGTTACGATTTTAGACTCAGCAAGCGCGAATTATCAAAATTCATTTGCACCTGAAGCTTCGAACATGAAATTATACATGAACGGAACTCTATCAGGATTAACAAAAACTTTAGGGACTACTTTAAGTTTATTTACAGCAACTAACAATCAAGGCGTATTAAATACTTTACAGAAAAATAACGATACAGAAGTTTCAAATAGTTACACCCCTACATTATCAGGGACTGGGATTACAATTGGTAAATTAGCATTGAGTTCATTTTATCAAAAAGGAAATGTACATACGTATATATGTAATATTGGTGTTGACACAACTACCACAAGAACAGCTATGTACAACTTTATTCGTTCACTTAATAACAACGCATTCTAATGTTAGAAATCACTACAATTTACCCACGCTATCACAAGTGCAGTTCACTTGCTAACTTTAATATTTTAGAAGCTAAATGCAGCGTTTTATTAGGGCTGTCTGACGATGAGAGTACGCTTAATTATGCTAATCCAATAAAGGACATAAACGGCAAAATATGGCTAGTTGTGAATGCTGAATTAAGCAGCCTTTTTACAGAATTAGAAATTAGTGCAATGGTGCAATATGATGAAATAATTTTACCGATAGAAAAAATTTGATACATGAAAAAAAATTTATTATTATTAATTGAAAACGGGGTTGTTTGGGGTGGGGTTATAACAGCTTGTGCAATGGCTATACTGCCAATTATACAAGTGTTAGCAGGTGTAGCTGCCTTCGTGTTTTCGATTTTATCAATCGTTAAATTAATAAAAAATTGGTATGAAAAAAATTAAAGAAAATTGGCATTCGCACGCATCTACAATTATAGGCGCATTAGTAGCAATTGCAACAGCATGGTCAACGATTGATTTTAGTGTTTTTGAATTTTCAAAGGATTGGAATAAATTAATAATTCCTGCGGTAATTGCATTGGGTGGGTATGTTACTAAAATAAATGGAAATGAAAATAACGAAAATAAATAAAGCAGGGCTAGACCTTATAAAAGAGTTTGAAGGATTTAGTGCTAAACCATATTTATGCCCAGTAAAAATTTGTACTATTGGTTACGGAAATACTCGCTATTTACATGGCGGAAAAGTTAAACTAACCGACCCAAGCATATCATTAGAGGCAGCAGAACAGCTCCTAGCAGCCACATTAGGGCAATATGAGAAAGATATAGATGCTTATTGCGTAGATACTCTTAACGAGAATCAGTTTTCAGCATTAGTTTCATTCGCTTATAATTGCGGAGCAGCTAACCTAAAGAGTTCAACTTTACTAAAGAAAGTAAACGCTAACCCTAACGACCCAACAATAGCAGCAGAGTTTGCTAAGTGGAATAGAGGAGGAAATAAGGTTTTAGCAGGATTAACCCGTAGAAGATTAAGAGAGAGCCAACTTTATTTCAAACCATGATAATCCTACTTATATCAATATCACTTATAGCATACGCTTTTGCGGGTTTCTGTGAGGCTATATTCGAGGGAATATGGTATTACGATACTGTTAGCTATTACTTTAAAAGTGAAGCAGCTAAAATATTTTGGTCGCAAAAGGCATTTTATGGCACTAAGGATAGAAATAATGATGGAGTAGTAAGTTATTGGGAAAAGACTTTTATTTGGAACGGTGGTCATGTAATTAAGTTTGTAAAAACATTTGGGCTAATACTTGCTTCTGTTATGACTTTACTAATTACAAAATACGATTTAAAATATGCTATTTTCTGTGTGCTTTTTGGGTATGTGATTATTAAACCTAAAACATTCGATATATTTTTAACAATATTTACAAATAAGAAATGACAATAAAAGCATTTATAGTATCAACATTAACAGTAATTATACTATCATTTATCGGTGGATATTTTACTTGTAAGAGTTTACACGAAGAACCCAAAGAAGTGGTTTATGACATTAATCACATAGCTGATAGTGTAATAGCAGCTAACAAACATTCAGATACAGTAATTATAAAATTAGAATCAAAAATTAAGCATGAAAAAGGAAAACTTATTGAAACATTTATCGCTATTGACTCTCTTAGTTTTGACAGCGCATATTGGCTTTGGTCAATCGAATCAAGACTCTACAAGCCTATCTATTAAGAACTCTATCAAATGTTTTTTTGAACAAAAAGCATTAAGAGTAATTATAGAATCAAAAGATAGTATCAATAAAGAATTAGTGTCAAAAGCTAATAGAACCATGTTCTTAGCCGATACTTGCATTAAAACCAATACTATAATTGTAAAAGAAAATAAAGCCCTTAAGGCTAAGAATAGCGAGTTAAAAACTTACTTAAAAACTTTGGGCGTAATTATATTACTTGAGGTAGTGCGTTTACTTATTATTTAAGGCTTAACCTTACGTTCAAAACTTTCACACTTATCTTTTAAGGCAAATACTGTTTCGGTGTGATGCTTACAATATTTAGCGCAATCAAATCTTTGGCTGCATAATAGTCTAGTGCCGCCATGTTCTCCACTACATTTTTGTTTTGTTTCTTTCATAACTCTCAACAAAAATAAACAAAAATGTCATATTTAATAATTAAAAGAAATTAATTAGGAACTAAATGTGGAAAACCTATCTTTGCATTATGGAAACAGAACAAATAATATCAGTAGTTATTGCAGCAGCAATAGTGTTAGGAATAGGTTGGTACATTATCATTAAGGAATTAATAGAGAATAAACATAATGGCTAAAAAATGGACTATGGAGGACTTGAAGGCTAAAGGCGTTCATGTAGGAGAAGATGGCATAGGCAAGAAGTTAGTAAAACCAAAAGCTAACAAATACGGTGTAAATCCTAAAGAGAAACGTACTTATAACGGAACTGTTTATGCAAGCACGGCTGAAATGAAGTACAGAATAAAGCTAGATACAATAGTCAAGTACGCCAACGAAGAAAACCCGATAAGCAAAATAGAAGAACAAGTAAAATTCCCAATAGAAATAAAAGGAATTAAATGTTTTGTTTATATTTTGGACTACATGGTTACTTATTCAAGCGGTGCTGTTCAGCATATAGACGTTAAAGGAAGTAAATTAGGAGCAGCTTACGCAATGTTTAGGCTAAAGAAGAAGTGCGTGGAAGCGTACTATGGAATAGAAATCTTAGAAAGATAAATTAAACAATAAAAACCAAGTAAATTAAATTAAGTAAAAATGAGTAGAAGTAATCAAGAAGAAACATCGGTAAACCCAGCTAAGCGTTGGTTCAGATGGTCAGGTAAAGATGGTAGTATAACATACTACGACAAAGAGAAGAAAGAAAACGTGCCTGTAAAAATGCCGTTCACATTCCTATTATTAGATGAATTAACCACAATTTCAGGGTACAGTGAATCCGAAGAAAAAGGTATTTATTCTAATGAAGTAAAGTTTACTAACAGCGAAAAGTTAAATGTTCGTTGCGGTAAGAACACAATGGAAGTAGGCTTGTATGCCGACATTAAAGATGCTGTAAAAGCCAAAGGCGGCAAGTATTCAAGAAGCTGTTATATAGCTTTTAAAGACGACAGCGGTAGTTTAGAAATAGGGAATTTCCTTATGACTGGCTCATCGTTAAGCGGTGGCGACCATAAAGCTGATGGAGCTAAAGACAAAATCAAACTAGATGGTTGGATGGACTTTATGAACGCTAACAAGAAAACTGTTTACAGTAATGCTGTTAAAATGGAAGCAGACACTAGAATTTGTAAGAAAGGTTCTAATGCTTACCATATTCCTAAGTTTTCGCTAGTAAATATTGGCGAAGAATCAAATGTTTTAGCTGCTGCCTTAGATAATGACTTACAAGCATTTTTAGCAGTGTACTTAAAGAAAGACAACACTAGAGAAGAAACTCCTACTACACCTACTGCCGAGCCTAGTAAATTAGCTAACACTGAAGCAGTTTATGGTTCACCTAGAACGAGAGAAGAAATTACTGCACCTAGCAATAATTTTACTTCGGGGTTTGGTGCTGATAATCAAGACGATAATGATAATCTTCCATTTTAGCTAACTATTTGATTATCAAATGAGTAAACAATTATTTTTCGAGTTAAGGGAGCTAGAAATGGCTTCCTTGACAAGAGAACAAATCGCACAACAAAAACAAATAGAGGAAAAACAATATGAAAGTACAGAGAGTAATAATAAACGAGTTCAAGAAATTAAAGGACATAGACGTAAGCCTAGATGGTAAAAACGTATTCGTTAAAGCAGAAAATGGTGTAGGCAAATCTACTTTTATGCAGTTCATAGAAATTGCATTAGGGAGCAAGACTGCTGTACCGCCAGATGCTAAAGGAGAAGGCTTAGTGTTAATTGATAAAAACGGAATTGATTACGAGCTTAAAGTAAAGTTTAAAGACGGTAAAAGCATTATAACTGTTAGCGGTGAAGGCTTAAAGGATAATTCTAAATCAGCTATTGCTCAATTAGTAGGCAAAATAGACTTTGATGTAGATGGGTTCGTAAAAATGAGTGACACTAAAAAAGGACAAAAAGAGCAAGTAGAAGCGTACAGAGATATGCTAGACGAAGAAACTAAAATATTCTTACGCAAGATTGAGAATACTATTAAGGCTTCGTTTGACGACAGAACAGAACTAACTAGCAAGGTTAAACAACATAAAGCATGGATTCAGGAAAGTCCTTTGTTTGGGAGAGATTTAGATATAGAACCTTTAGATGCTGCTGAAATTCAAATGGAATTAGAAGCTGCTAACAAGAAGAATATTCAGGTGGATAAAGTTTTAGAAAACTTAGAAATAAGAGCTAAAGACTTAAACATTTGGGAGGAAGAAATTAAGCATATACAAGCTAAGATTTATGCTGCTAAGCAATCTGATGAATTAGCGGCTAAATGGATTCCTGCTAACCCTAAAATAGATGTAACAACTATTACTGCTAAGTTTAACACAATAAGCGAACATAACAAAAAAGCAGAACAAGCTGCCGAACAAAAACGTAAGATAGTTAAGCTAGAAAAGTTAGAAGAAGAAGTTGGTGAATTAACTGTGCTAATTGAAACTGGAAGGCAAACACTTCAAGATGTTATTAGAGATATGAACCCAATAGTAGAAGGCTTATACTTTGATGACGAACAATTACTTTATAATGGTGTTCCTGTAAGCAGTGCTTCGTTAGCTACTTCTGAAATTATTGAGTTAGGATTTAAACTTAAAATGGCTCAGAACCCTGACTTAGGATTAATATGCCTAGAGCATGGCGAAAGCTTAGGCAACGAAAGACTTAAACATATACTTGCTATTGCTAAGAAAAACAATTGGCAGTTAATTATTGAAGAAGTAAAACGTGGAGAACAAAACTTAACATTTGAGTTTATAGCAGATGCTGACAATAAGTAATAAAGACTTATATGAAAGTCTAATTGCTTTAACATCAAAAGGAAATACATTAGAACATAGCTGCGAGAAAATTAACGTTTCTCGTGGCTATGTTTATCAAAAGCTTTCCAAAGAACAACTACAAGCAATTAAGGAATCTAAGATTAGAAAGCTTAAAAAACAATACAAACATATTAATCAAGACAAAGAATTTAATGGATACTACTAAAACACCGATGACAACGGATGAGATATTACAAGTACTTCACTACCGTAAAGATAAAATACATAAAGGGAAATCAATTTATAAGCATGTTAGCATGTTTGAATATAATAAAATATTATACTATAAAGCACAGATTGCTAAGTTTAAATGGCACAAGTTCTTTACCACAGAGAAGCAAGCTGCTAAGGCAGTAGATATTAAATTAATAGAAAAAGGATTAAGCCCGTTAAACATTTTAAAAGCAAATTAATTATGACAATACAAGAATATTTTATAAAACAACACCCCTCATACAAAACTTATACACATAAAGCAAAGATATTTTGCCAAGAAGATATGATAAAATTTGCGGTTGACTACAATAACTACAAAAGTATTTGGGAAAAGAAAGTAGTTAAAAAAGCTAGTATTGACACTAACAATAACTCTGTTATAGATAATATATTTAAAGCAATATTTATAATTACTAATATAACTAAAGAGCATATAATTCAGAACAGCAGGAAGAATGAACTTGTATTAGTGAGGCATATAGCTATTTATGTTCTTAACCAAGAAACATTGCTCTCTCAAACTGAAATAGGAATGGTATTTGAAAGGCTTGTGTTTGACAAGGTTAAAAGAAAATCAGTTAAATCTGGACTCCACCACACTACTATAATAAGTGCTTTACATAAAATGGACAACATTATGGAGGGTAGGAATTATGTTAAAGAAAGAACCATAGCCCTTAATATTATTCACGAATATAAACAACTAACTACCTCACAAGGGTAGTTTTTTTATACCATTATGAAAATAAAAACTTGCAGCAATTGCCAAAACGATTTTACACCGCATTTAAGCAGTAAAACTTGTGATACATGTAAACGTACCGAATATTACCTTAAAGCCCAAGAGAGAGCCAAAAACAAGCCTAGAAAAGCTATTAAGAAGGTAAGTGATAAACAGAAAGGGAGAATAGTAGCTAACAAAGACTATTATGCTCAAGAGATTGCCCGACATATAGCTGAAAGTAAAGGATTATGCCCATGTGAGAACTGTGGTGTTGAAATAATAGAACCTAGTGGAAGGAACGTAAGCCACATTATAGCAGGAAGTGCTAATAGTGCTTTGTATCATCATCCGTTAAATAGATTTATTCTTTGCCATGACTGCGAAAGAATATGGACTAACGAGGATAAGACTAAACTAAAAATCTACCATAGCTCCGAGGAACGTATGATAGATTTAAAGAATTTTTATTACACTACGATTGTGGTTTAGAACGGCAATTTTTCTTTTATTATAATAATTTTAGTTAGTGGGTATTTATCTAATTTGCTTTCGGATTTAAATTTTCTCCCAATAAAATATCCATAACACCCACTGTTTAATTGTTTTTTATAAACTTTACCATTAGTATAATTTATAAGCCCAATATCACTTAATACTAAGTTTGTATTCTTAATACCTGCATATATAATTATAATTGTATCAAGGTTTATATGTTGTAAATATTGCATTCTTATACATTTATTGCTCCAATCGAGTAGTTAGCAGTAATACTACATTCCATCTCCGAATGAAGTTACTACGTTAAAATATTTTTCTTTTCTTTTTTCTTCCACCCTCTTTAAAGAAATATTAAAATACTTTTTGGTATTATCTATTCCAATAAAGTTTCGGTTTAAATTTATACAAGCAATTCCACTTGAACAACTACCCATCGTGTTATCTAAAACAGTTTCATTCTCATTTGAGTATGTTTTTATCAAAAATTCCATCAATGGTATAGGTTTTTGCGTTGGATGTAGTCCATTTTCCCTATTATACCTCAATATACTTTTTGGATAACCTGTTTTGTCTTGTATGTATGTTTCCCTTTTACTTTCACTTGATAAATGCCCAAGTGTTCCTGCTTTACCTTTGTTTGATAAAATCAATTCAGTATCATCAAGTTCAAGATTATAGGTAATCTTTTTTACGGTTGAAAGTATTTCGTTGTGCTTATTTTCAATTCCAAATAAATCACATATTTTATTCCATTGATGTTCAGTTGGTAATTGTGAGCCATTCATTTTATTTGTAACCCAACCTGTCATTCCACCTGTTTTTGAAAGTTCTAATTTAGAAACATCAATTTGTTTCAAGTTAAGTCGTTTCATATTTTCAATCATAATATTAGCAAATTCTATATTAGGTGTTTCATTATAAAATACAGATATTGTTTCGTGTATTTTCAATGGTTGGTAATTTACTAATTGAAAATTTCCTGCATTATTTTTTTCCCAAATCCAATCATATTTATACCAATCTAAATTAGATGTACGCAATAAAGATGAAAATGGTTCTGAGCCAAATAAAACAATTACACCTTTATCTTTAATAATTCGCTTGTATTGTTCCCAAAGTTTATCAAAAGGTATAATTATATCCCAAACACAAGCAGTCGTTCCGTAAGGTAAATCACAGCAAATAAAGTCAATACTTTTATCAGGTATCAATTTCATTTGTTCTATTGTATCTCCATATCTTAAATCTATTGTCATAATTTTATTTTAATATTTGCCCTCGCTCAAAAAAGAAAAGAAAAAGGTTTAGTTCTTCGATTTAGCATTTGTGGTTTAAATCCGTACTACTGCTAACACGTGCTATAAGCAAGTTTGCCAATAACATTTTCGGTAACTTGAACATTTCTGCAAGGCAAACCTGCTCATAGCACCATACGTTATATTCCATTAAAACGAGAACATAACAAAAGATATATGAAATGTGTGATTGGATTTTCACCAACTTATTCACCTGCGTGGTGCGGTTTATATTATTCAGCCTCTCTCCACACTTCACATATCTGCAAAACGTTATAACCAATGCTAACAAGCAGTAGTCACATAATCAACATTCTCGGACTTGCTGAACAAATCAATGACCGCTTCTATTGAAATTGGTATGATGTGATATGTTTCGCTATTCCTTTTCTTGATGTATAGTTTGGGTTTATCAAGTTCGCCACTCGTTACGCAAACCATTTGTTTTTTATTTACTTTTTTCTCTAAAGCAAATCCGTGATAGCCTGTTTGTTTAAACTCGACTTTACAACTCATACCGGTTCTTTCAAATCCTAAATCAATGTATTTTTGGTATTCCATATTGTTATTTTTTATAAGTTAATTAATCAAAAGCACTGGTTATAACAGCACATAAGCAAAAGCCCAAATTCCACCGCACAATGCCAACGCTATTTGTGCCTTCGCTTATCTGCAAAACGTTATGCGTAACAAAACTAACATTTGTTTACTTTATTCCTAATTAAACTTTATTAATTTAGCTATTTTAAACTTTCGTTATTCCTTATTGCTACTACTGCTACTAATAGTAACCCTATCCATAATGTAAATAAACCTATTAGTGGAAGTACTATTGGTGTTAGGTGCGCTAGTTGTGTTTTTAAGTAGTTCATAATCCTATTTCTTTAATTGTTTGCTAAACCATGTTGCTATTTGGTCTTTGTTTACTACTGTTAGGTCTTGTTCGTTACAATGGTTAACTGCATGTTGCAAATCTCGGCACAGTATGCTTTCGCTGCCATCGGTTCTTTTTACTTTTACTTTGCTTGAACCGCTAATTACTTCTATTTTTACGTTCATTTTACTTGGTTTTGGTTTATATTCTTGAATGAAATTTTTAATTGGTGCTTTTAAATTGCTAATTGTTATTACTCCTAGTGGGTAAGGGTTTTTGTCTAGCTTTATTATTTTTAATTCTAAACTGTTTGAGTACGTATGTTTTAACTCATTTGCTGCTTTCCTCGTTCTTAACTGGAACGAGTTAATCATGCGAAAGTGAGTTTTGTTTTCTTTTACGAGTGCATACATAATTAATTAATTACTATTAGGTAAAAGTAAATTAGTATTATGCTTCTAATTATTAGCTGAGAGATGTTATGTTTCATTGATTATCCTACAAAATTAGCTAACTCTTCATTATTACTATACTTAATACTTGTGCTAATTCGATACGAATTTTTGACATGGTTGTAAATGATATACTGTTTTTTGTTTGTTTTATTAAACAATATAGTTGCCTTGTCTAGTGCTTCTCCGAATGTTCTCATCTGTCAATTGTGTCTAGGAAAAATTGGAGCGTTTCTATGTGCTTTCTTTTTTCGGTTAATACTGCTTCCGTAATTGCAACCTCTTTTTGCAGGTCTGCTAAGTCTGTTTTTACTTGTTCAATCTCTACTTCGAAGTCTGTTTTTTGATTGTTCATATTATTGTGCTTTTAAATTGTTTAAATGATATTCGCATTCATCTTCGGTAATCTCCATTACAAATAACAATACAGTGTCATAACCTAATTCTTTTTGAATAGCCAAAAAAATTAATGGATGGGAATGTGTATCTACTACTGTTTTTTTAACACCAAGTCTTTCAATGGTGTATAAATAATTTGCTCTTTTCATAATTATCATGTTTCATAGTTGATTAATAAATAAATGTTCTATTTCCTGAATGTTTTCTCTGCGCTCTTGCAAATGTATAGGTTTCAGCCTAGTATTTTTGCTTCGCTCTAACTTTTTTAGTTGTGCCTTGCAATTGTTAAGGTATTTTATACTCATAGCACAAAGTAATTGCCTTTGCTTTTCGGTTATGGTTATTTGTTTCATTATTTGCTGTGTTTTTTAGCTGCTTTACTTTTTGCTCTTGCTTTCTTCTGCTTTTTTGTTAATATTGTTTTACTATAAACTCGTGAACTATTGTATGACATCATACTATTCATTTCAGCATACATTAATGCTTCGCTTAAAAAATTTTTACTTCTACTCATGTTTTTAAAGTGTTTGAGCTTGTATGTTTAAAGGATTTATAAGTTTGCCATCCATAATAATTTCTACTACTGTGTAAGTTTCTTCTGGCGTTATTCGAAGCATTTTGCTTATGCTTTCGGCTGCCTTAATCCTTTCGGCATGGTGATACTCTAATATTTTAATAACAGTTCTGCGCTGCTGTGCTGTTAGCTTAGTTACTTTATTATGTAGTTCTGTAGCTAATTGTCCATTGGTTAATTTCATAATTTCTGTACTGTTTTTATATGATTAATAATTGTTGATTGTTTTATTGCAGTTAGCTTGCTTAACAAACTAACTGCTTTAATTGTTGGTTCTTGCAAATCTTCTTTTAACTGCTGATTATGTTTAAAGCAGTCCACTATATTTGCTTTTTGGTGGCTGTTCATTTTACTGTGCCTTTGAATTGTTATCAATAAATTCTACGTCAATACATTTATACATTAATTCGTCTGGATATGCTCCACAATTAAAATATGTACCAATGAAGTATCGTTTAACCTCATCTTCGTTTACATCCCCGCTTACATTTGTGCTATAATTGTTTTGAGCATCTTCAAACTTTACGTTTACTGTGTTTAATTTTTTCATGTTAGTTAGTTGTTTGAGGGTTTAAAATTTTACAAGCATTATTAAAACCTAAAATAAAATGATTCATATTTTCGTAATCTAATTTAGGGCTGACTGTTCCTCTTCCAAAAGCATTTAAAAAATAATGTTTAACTTTTTTTCGCTTATCATCTGTTAAATACTCGTGTACTGTTAAGGTTACTATTTTGTTGCTATTCGCAGCATTTGTTAATGATTCTAATTCTGTTTGCATAATATTTTTTTGTGTTTTTAAATTAGTTTAAAATTGTATGTTTAGTAAATTCTTTTTTTATTTCTTCTAATCCAATAGTATAAAGAAACTCTTCTGCTTTTTCGAAATAATCTTTTTGAGTAGCATTTTTTTGCATATTGTACAAAGGGAGGCACATTCCTACATTGTAATTCATTACCTTTCTTATCATTAAAGGCTCTTCTCTGTTTAAGTACCTGTAAGGATAATTTACTATAATCCAATCATGCCCCAGAATTTGTTTCTTCTTGCCTATTGTTTTAACATCTATAATGCCAAAATCTGTTACTGCTTTAATTGTTTTCATAATTTTTTATTGTGTTTTTTAGTTTTGGTTAAAAAATAATTTAGATTGTTGGTCGTTATGTCCCGTAATTACTGTTTGCAATAGTTCTGTTAAAGCCATTTGCTCTTTTTGGGTATCTGCTTTAACTACTACAAAACCCTCGCAGTTAAGGTTAAATATTTGCGCTTCGTTAAAATCGGCTGTAAATCCATTCCCTTTAGCATCTTTTATTGTGCTGTTCCTTATTTGCTCGTACATTTCAAACAAAATATCTGTTTCGTCATGTTCGTTTAATAGTTCTGCTACCGCTTCGCTAAGGCTTTTAAACTCTTCAATTTCTAGGTTTATAAATGCTCCTTTAAAATTGGCTACAAATATTTTTGCTTGACTTTTTGCGTCAAACTCTTTGCTTATCATAACCCTTTGATAGCTGTTTTTCTTTGTTGCTGTTACTTTGAATGTCATAATTTGTTTTGTGTTTTTTATTTATCGTTTAATTTAATTGTGATTGATTGTTTAATTATTTAATTTTCTGAAATTTGAAATTTATATTCTGCGCTTTCGTCTGACTCCGAAACAACCAAAGTAAACTTTGATTTATTAAAGTAATCAATTTGACCGCCATTTTTTAACCATGAAAATTTTAGGTTTTCAAGTTCATTTAAAACACTTTTTTTGCTTTTATGTTTACTCCATGCTCGATTCATACTTGTAGACCCCATTTTTGTTTTGATAATAGAATATTTTGTTTCCATAATTTGTGTTTTTTAGTTTTTAATTAATATGTTTTGTATCTGTTCCATAATGTAGTTGGCTGCATCTTTTGGATTCTGTTCTTGTTGGTAAAAGTTCCATTTCCCGCTCCATTGCCCAATACCTATTTTTTGCATTTCCTCTGTGGTTGATTCTTTAAATTGCGAATGTAAGCAATAATAGTTTTTTTGGTCGTCTTCTTCCCTTAAATGCACTCTTAAATCTCCGTGAATAGTATTTATTAAATATTCATTTTCAGAAGTATTTTTGTAAGCAATTTTGCTTAGTTCTGCATTCATTAATTTGACAAATAATTGTCTATTTTTTTTAGTGTTCATAATTTTGTTTAATATTTTTTAGTTTTTGGTTAAAAATAATGTATTAATGTCTGTACTAAAATATGCAAGATTATAGCCGTATGGGAAATATTCGTGTTCTGCATATTTAAATGCTTCATTTGGTATTGTAAAATTTCTTATTTGCATATCTATAAAAGGTACTTCTTTCCAATTATTTACTATTATTTTTTGCATAATTTTTTGTGTTTTTAAATTTGTTTGTTATCGTATGTTTAAAATCTTTCATTAAATTGCTGTAATCTTTTAACTAGCATTCTATCTGTTTCAAACAATATTTGTCTTTCAATAGGCTGCAAGCCTTTGTTAGCATCCACAGTTCTATTAATTAAAGGCTGTGGATATTGTGCTTTTAAAATTTCACTTGCTAGTTTTAATTGTTGGCTGTTCATTTGCTTTATTTGTTTAAAATGTTTCTTAAATCTTGCATTGCTTTTGTTAATGCTGCATCAAATATTTTAGTACTTTCAAACCAATTGTTAATCAAATTAGTATTTTCAGCTTCTTTTTTTGCCCAAATTTCATAATTTACACCTCTTTTTATTTTAAAATTTCTATGATTAAAAGCTATGTACGGTTGATTGGGGATTAATTTTTTTAATCCATTAATTGCAGTCTGCAAACTTTCTATTTGCAATATTTCTACTTCATTAAAATCTTTTTCTTTTAATGTAAATCCTCTGTCACTGTCTGAAGATGTTGCGTTAATCCAATATTCAATTGGTGGATAATTTCTAATTTGTGGATAAATTAAGCATCCTGCATATTGCTTGTTTACAATTGCAAATACTGAAGGTTGATTGTATTTGTACTCTGTGCTTTTAATTACTGTTAATTTCATAATTTTGTTTTGTGTTTTTAAATTGTTCGAGTTTTTAATTGGTTAAAATTGTGTTTGTAAAATCTAAATCTAAATTTTGATAGTTTTTATTTAAGTATTCAAATAAACTACTTTGCTTTTTAAATTTTTTAGTTGTTAGCTTATCGCTCCATTCATTTTGAAAACTATATTCTTTTAAAACTGCTATAATCCCACCTTTGAAAATATAACCTTTTTCGGGCACTTCTAAAATATTATCAGAAAGTACATTTTCTTTTAAAACGTATGTTAATTTCATTTTGTTTGTGTTTGTATGTTTAAAATATTTGATTTAAATAAATTGGTTTAACTGTATAATTATCTTTTAGTTTATAAGTTTGCCCGCTCACAAATAAATCTGCAAAGTCTGCTGGCTGCAACCTTTCGCAGCTATGTTGTTTTAAAATTACTCTTGTATTTTTGTCTGCTGTGGATATAGCTATTATTGTGCCTTTGAAATATATTGCTTGCATGATGTTATAATAATGATTTATTTGATTTTTTTACAATTGCTGTGTTATATGTATTTGCATAAGCATAAGCAGTTAATTCGTCTTTTGTTTGAAATATTGGGCTGCCAAACCAATATACTATAAAATAATTTTCTTTATTCATGATGTTTTGATGTTTTTTTATATTCCTTATTTTAGTTTGTTTGTTCCTTAATGTAGGTAAATAGTTATTTTACAATACTTTAAAGTTAAATTTATTTGTTCCTTATTTTAGAAATTCAATTGATAAATTATAAAATTTTCTGTAAAATTCAATTGGTATCAATTCATTATTATCTTTTTCCGCTTGTAAAATTAACTCTTTTTTGATTGAATTAAATTGCTCCATACAATTGTTTTTATTACAGTAGTCTGTAATATTTTGAATAGCTGCATTTCTTAAATTAAAGCTTGTTTGCTGTAAAGTTTCCATAATTTTATTGTGTTCCTTATTTGTTTAAAATTGTATGTTTATTTATCTTTTAAAATTTCCTCGCAGTCTGTTTTAATTAGCGCAATTGTGCGAAACAATCCAATTGTTAAGCCTATTAATCCAATTAAAATCATAAATGCAATACAGCTAATTAATAAGCCTTGAGGCGTGTACATGTAATTTACACACATATCAAGAAGTTGTTTATCGGTTAAATTTTGCATGGTTAATTTAGTTACAAGGTGAAGTATAGTTTTGTTTAGTATATTCTAAATCAGTGCGAAAAGCATAATTAATAAGTTTGTTTTTCCAATCAATAAAATTATTATAACTATCAAAACTAGGGCTGTTTTGTTTACTATTTTCATCCACTGTAAAAGTTTGATTGGTTTGCCCTATTTCATTAGTGCAACTAATTTTAACTATTCTAACTGTATTTATGGGTCTCTTTGTGCGAATATTCATATTTTATTTGTTGTTTTTTTGTGTTTGAACGTGGCAAATATTCAATATTTACATAGCTTTATTTTCAAGCTATTAAGCCACGTTATAAGGCTTTAAAGTAATTCAATTAGTATAATTAAGCCAAATAATAAAATTGCAATGCCTATAAATTCACCTATTGAAAGGAAGATTTTAATTATTGTTTTCATTGGTTTAATTTTTAGGGGTGTAAATTACAAGCTAAATTAGTAATCCATAATTTATATAAATTTGCTTGCTTTTGGCTTATTGTTTCCTTTATTTCGTGAAAATCAATTTGTCGGTGCAATTGGTCGGCTTGTTCGTTTATACATTGTCTTATATAAGGCTTATCTGTTTTATTGTGCCTTTTGGCTTCTTTAGCTGTATCAATTAAAATACTTTTGCAGTTTTTATAAATTTCGTTTTTCATAATTTTATATTTTATCCGCCTTAATTAATTTTTTTAACTCCCTAGAATATACGCTGAAAACCTCTTTTCTTGTATATTCGCTTCCTAAAACTTCCAATGTAGTATCAATACTCATTGTATAAAAGGCTTCATGATTATTTAACTCATACAGTATATTTTCCTTTCTTAATTTATTGTTTTTCGTTTCGCCTTTATACCAATTATGTATTAAATCCATACCATTATTAAAATTTTCTTTTTGGCTTTTTGGCATATATCCACCCGCACCAATAGAAACATATTTTTCTCCCTCCTCTAAAGGTGTTTTATTTTCTTCAAATTGTTGATTACTGAAAGCAAAAAATACTTTACAATCTTTTAACAATAAACTAACTTTTTGTTCTTTAGCTGTTTTTAAGTCTTGAATATCCATTTTTTTATTCTCCTTTATTTAGTGTTTTTCTTTTTATTATTCTTACAGCGTAACCCATACGAGCATACTCCGCAAAATCATGATTAATTAAAGATACTTCAAAATTTTTCCCTTTGCTATTTTCTTTAAAAACTCCGCTTTTTTGAAAGTTTAAAAATTGGCTGTTTGTTTCGTATGTGCTTACATCTTCCCAACCATAACAACAATTTTGTTGTATTACTTTTGAGTAATCCCATTTTTTAGCTTTTTTGTTTTCAATTGTATTCATAATTTTGTTTTTTAATTTGTTTAATACAAGGCTTTTAAACCTTGTTTCGAATATTAAATTCTCGTCAGTTAAACTCTTATTTATTTCATATTTTGATACTCTAAAGCCTCAGTTAAAATGTTTTCTAAATTATCATTAAAAACTTGTTTCGCCTCGTTAATTTTAGCGTTTAAACTTGTTTCAAACTGCTTTCTTATTGTTTCTTTGTTAATTATTGGTAAATTGCAAGATATTTCTAACAATAAAACATCAAAATTAATTGAGTCTAAAATGTTTTGATTTGCCTCGTAAGGTCTTTTTAAATTTACGTTTGAATAATTCATAATTTTGATTTGTGTTTTTAATTTGTTAATTGAATGCTGCAATATTACAGCTAAGTTATTAAAATGAAATTTAGTTAAAATTATTTGTTAGTTAAACTTTATTTTTGAAGTTTAAAAATAATAATCTGATTATTATCGGGAAACAAATTAGCTCCGACAATCCTAATAAATATATATTAGTTGTTGCGATTGAAATAATAGCTAAAATGAAGCCCAAATAAAGAATTGTAAATAATAAGTTTTTCATAATTTTGTTTATTTAGCTAGTTCAAAAAAGTCACTATTTAAAATTGCATCTATACATTCACCGTGCAAACCTTGTAAATTTTCATCTAGTGAAAAACAACCATCTAACTCAATTGAAACAAAAGCAATTTTATTGCTATTTTGTTGCTCAATTGTCAAACTTTCATGAGTAGCAATAAGGCAATTATTATCTAGTTCAATATTGAAAATAATATAGTCAGTTTCAAAAGTATTTTTGTTTATTACTTCAATCTCGAATAATCTTAATAAAGTAATTTCATTAAATTGTTGTTGTAATGTTTTCATAATTAAATTTGTTTAGTTGTTATTTGATGAGGCAAAGGAACAACCAAGCGTATTAAACTACAATATAAATAGAATTAAAATGAATTAATGGTTAGTAATCAATCAATTAAAATGCAAAAAGGCTTAAAATAAATGTTATTTAGAATGATTCTATGCTAAAACGTGTGTTTATTTGGCTTTATTTTGTTTTTAAAATAAAGAAAATAAACCACAAAAAAGAAACTACATGTTATATAAAAATGATAGGGCAAAAGACAAAGAATGTAAGGAGGAAAGAAACTATTTTGATTCGAGTTGTTTAATATATTTAGGTATGTCAAAAGCAAAATTAAAAGTATTACAGATTATTATGATAGTTGGCAAAGTAACGTAATGCAAAGAGTAGTTATTTATTTTATTGTAAAAAAAAGATTTGTTAATTTTAGTTTCCTTAGCTAGTTTATAGATAGTAATATTATTAGTATTGCATAAGTCTTGAACGAATAAGGCAAATATTTGATTTGAGTAGTTTATTTGTTGTTTTTTATCCATTGATTGAAGTTAATTAGTTAGTTAATTAGATAGGCTTAAAAGTAGGTAATAATATAGTACTATGAAAATTGGAGGTTTGAACTGTTATTTATGGAGGTGATTATTCATTTTTACATTGAAAACTGTTAAAAATAACCCCTAAAAATTTACCCCTTGGGAAAGTTGTCTTCAGCCCGTGAGTGAAGTTGCCTTTGCATTTGATTATTAAGCAGTTATATTTTTGCATTGTTTTTGTAATGTATTGGTATTCATTAAGCCTATTTGTTGGGTTTTACAAGGTTTATTTTAATGCTAACAGTGTAAGCCTTAAACCTTGTACATTGAACGTTTAGCATGGTTTAAAATGTTGAATGATAGATTTTTATATTTTAATTTTAATAAATTTATATGCTTGTTGTTGCTTACATATATATTTAAAAAATTGGTGTGCAGTGGTTTATAAGGGGTGCGGGTGTTTTTTTGTAGGAGCGCAGAAGTCAAATGAGTGCGTATGACTATTGACTTATACTCCCATATATTTTTTCTAACATCACCATCGTTTAACACCCCTCTCTGAACACAATCCTCTCCAACCATCTCCTTAGCTTAATATGTTAGTACTTACATTGGGCAATACTTGCTGTGAACGGAATAGCGAATCATTGTTATTGCGATACATTTCTATACTTTCTGTTTTAGCCATTGCTTTTACGAGGTTTGCTACGTTATCTGCCCATTTAGATTCCTTTGCTTTAAGGAAATCCCATACACCGTTTCTAAGCACTTCATACTTGTCTAATAGTAGTAGTTTGTCTGTTTTAGACATATTACTTTTAGTTGTAGCTTTATTGTTTTCTATACACCATTCTTTGATACGTTGGTCTATTGTGTTAGGGTGTATGTTTAAGGCATTATTTCTCATAGTATGAAACTCTGCGTATATGTTGTAAGATTTAGGGTTATTTGTTTTGAATGTTTCTAAATGGTTTTTCTCTTGCTCTCTACATAGGTCAATGTATTTGAATACTTCTTTGAGTTTAGTCATGTAGATTATTTGTTCTGGAGAGAATAGTTCTCCGTTTTCTACTTTGTTAGATAGGTTTATTAGCCACCTTCTTAGTTCTTTTGCTTTTGGAGTAGCTGATACTATACATATTTCTTTTGCTGCGTCTAATGTAAAGGTGTGGTTAACAGCAGGTGAACCACCTCTATTCCCAGCGCACAGTTCGTAACAATAGTCTTTACCTTCTATTAAGTCGGCATAATCTATACATCTTCTTACCCATTCTCTGTATCTTGTTTTTACTTCTACTTCTTTATGTAGTTCTCTTCCCTCTACTTGGTTGTTAGCATCTACTTGTATCATGTTGCAAATATAATGTTTTTATTAAGATTTACAACAATATTTTAACTTTAATATTAATAAACAATAAAAGGGAAGTAGTTGTTAGCTAGTTCCCTTTTCTTTTATGGAGGAATAGATTCTATCTAACGCAAGGGCGTTATCTATAACTATTCGCTCGTTATAGTTCTTTTATTCGTTCTAAAATATCTTCTAATTCCCCCTTGCATATTTCAAGATTTAAAGCTGTATATGCTACTTTCCCCTTATAGCAGTCGTCTATTTGTTTATTATGTATTTCAATTCTTTTTTCAATTAATTCAACAACCTTCGTTTTAAAATCAGTTTCAACTATTGCTTCTGGTTTTGGTATTTGTTTCATGTACTCGTAAGTTGCGCACCTAAACTCATTGCCATTTAAAAAAGTTTTTTCGTATTCTAGTTGTACTATTATTATACCGTCAAGGCAATTATCTATTTTATCTATAAAAAACCGTTCTACGGGGTCATCATTTTCATCCCACACTAACACTCTTTCACCTCTTTTTGGCTTCCATTCGCTTTGCTTCTTATCAAACATTTCAATAAATTTTTCAGTTGTTAAAATACGAAATTCACTATTTAAAATTGTTCCAAGATACACGAATTTTTCTTCCATTATTTCGTAGCAAACAGATTCTGGATTGAAATCAAATAAATTCGGATTCATTCCATTCTCGTCTGCAATTCTCTTTACAATTGCTTGGTTCTCTTCGGTTATTTTTATTTTATAATTCATAATTTATTTATTTCCTCTTTTACTTCTTGCCAATAATTTGGTGTTTGATATTTATTATTAACTCTAATAGGTTCAATAATCAAAGTATTAATAATTTCGTCAACTGTATTAATTGCGCATTGTTTTGCTCTGCTTTTAAAAAATTCAAGTTCATATTCAGCAGGATTGCTACACAAAACTTTTAAATTTGACTCTACTAATTCCGCTGCTTTTTCTTTTGCTGTTTTCATTTTATTATTTTTTAAAAGTTTCAAACCATTTATTAATATCAAAACTCCAATTTAAAGGAGATGTATTTCTTACAGCACTTCTATAATCAGATTGATGTTTTAATAATATTTCTAAAACTTCTTCCTCACTATAACTTCTTTCTGTTTGCCATTTAATCCTTCCAACAATAGAATACTCTTTATCATCTTTATCAGTTCTAGGTATTTTTAAATCATTTAGATACATCCTAATACATTCTAAATCTTCCTCTAATAATTCTATTTTGTTATCTTTAATATCCAGATGTGTTTCTTGCTGCCATTTCGCACATTTAGTAAAAAGTTTTCTTGGTATTGAAGATTTAGGATATAATCTTTCAGCAGCTTGTTCAAGTGTTTCTTGGTTCATAATTTTATTTCTTTTTATTAATGATATTATCTACATATTTAATTGCTGCTGTGATTGCTTCTATTTTCATTCTAGAAGTTTGAATAGAATCATCTTTAAATGATACACTCTCTTCGTTTGCCGTACATAGTGTGTATTTATTTGTTTTGTGGTTAAAACTTAACTCAATAGTTACTGAGTTGTAACCTTTTTTTACTGCTTGGAAATACACTGTTTCCCATTCTCTGATTGTTCTTACCATATTATTTATTTTTATTTGTTAAAAGTTTCTAACCATTCTTTCGCTCGTAAATTACAGCCACCCATAACATCTTCGGTAAATGCGTCCATAGTTTCAAGCATTCTTTCTTGTTGGAATTTAGCACCTGCAATAAATGAATTAATTCTTACAGGGTCGTTATCTGGAGTAGATTCTGCATATTTTTCAGCAGCTTGTTCAATTGTTTCTTTTTTCATTTTATTTCTTCTTAATGTTGTTATAGGTTAATAATTATTATATCCACAAATAGTACATTCAAAATGGACATCTGATGTGTGTTTCCTTTCTGTCATTGGATGGTAACATTTTTTATCTTGTTCTTGCTGGAATTTAGCACCTGCAATAAAACAACTGCTTAGCTTAAATTGATTTTCTAAATCATTCCATTTTTCTGCATAGTTTTCAGCAGCTTGTTCTAAATTTTCTGTTTTCATTTTTTTGTTATTAGTAAATATTGAATATTTGTTAAAATTGCTAAAATTGCATAGTTAAATACATCTTGATGATTCCCGTTAGCTAAGGAATCAGTGGCTAAAAATAAAAACCAAAGAATTGACAAGGTTACTATTACTTTTATTACTGTTTTCATTTTATTTTGCGTATTTGTATACTGTTTGTAATGATACGATGATACCGTTATCGGCAAGTCTTTGTTTGATTTCTTTTTTAGGAATACCGTTTTGAGAAAGCGATTGGACAAGAGTAAACCCTATGTTTGATTTCTTTTCGTATACCCTATGAGATGCTACGTAAGCCATTTGTTTTTTGGCGGTTTCTTTATTTTGTAATGTGCCATTACCTAGTGTAGATATTATTTTACCTGCTTTAGTAGTGTATTCGCCATCTGCTGCTATTCTAGCTTTTATTACTTGTAATGCTTTAGAGGTTCTTTCGGAAATCATTTCTCTTTCTCTCTGTGCCATAGCTGCAAATAAATTTATAGTGAAGCTATCACACTCTGGCATATCACTACAAATAAACTTAACCTTGCTTTCCATAAGTGTACTAATGAAGTGTACGTTACGAGATAACCTGTCTAATTTAGCAACAATAAGGGTAGCATTATTTGCTTTACACAAGGCAATAGCTTCTAGTAACTTAGGTCTATTTGCCTTTTTACCTGATTCTATTTCAGTAAAAGTAGATAGAACTATACCATTGTCGGTAATTCTTTTTACCATTTGTTCTTGAGCCTCAAGTCCTAGACCACTTCTTCCTTGTTCTTGGGTCGAAACCCTAAAATAACTAACATACTTATTAGTATTTTGTGTTGTATTTTGTGTTGTATTCTGTGTCATAATTTGTTCGTTTTGGTTTCACAAAGTTAAAAATGCAAAGTAGAATAACTAATTAAATTTTATTAATTCGGTATTTTTACTATTTTCTTATCTCTTAAAGCTTGTTCAAACTGTTCTCTGGTTCTGGAATATAGCTTTCCTCGTACTTCAAAGTCTATTCTTTCGTCTTTTCCGTACCATATTTCTGTTATAGTTAGGTCGTATCCATCGCTTGTTTCGTAGTTCCCTTGTTGGTGAATTGTTATTTTCATACTACTAATCAGTTTGTTTGAAGTTTACTTCCATGCTTACTAATGCTCCTTTTACTGCTAGAATATATTCGTCAAAGAGTTCTATTGCTTCAGCATTACTGCTTCTATATTCCTTGTGGGTTACTTTTCCGTTAGTTTCTTCTCGAAATTCGTAGTTAAATTCTTCTTTTTCAAGGAAATATTCGTACTTGTTGTCGTAGGTTTTTATTATTATGTGTCTAATGTTCATGTTTTTGTTGTTTTATTTAAGAATTGTGGCAGCTAAATTAGCATTTATCCGCCACAATTCTTTGTTTTTTTTATATGGTCGTAACTATATTTTTACCTTTTGTAATAAAAGCTACATAATTATGACAGGCTACAATGCTTTCAAAATACATCGTAGCAGTAACTCTATTGCCAAAATCTAACTTAACTCTTGGATTGTAATAAATATTTTCACCGTCAATAAAACAGTTTTCGGGCGCACCTTCGCTAATAAAATTATGAGAAAGATAACGCCAATACACGCCTTCTTTTCGAAAAACTATTCCAAAAATCTTTATTTCTTTCTTTGAGCAATATAATCGCTCAACTTCTGCATCACAGATAGTTACTTTTACTAATTTATCTAGTAAATATATATTATTTTGTTCTACGCTGCTTTTCATTATCCAATTACCTCCTTTACAATTCTAAATCCCATCTCATTTTGAAGGTACTCTTTACACTTTTCTTCAATAGATTCTAGTATTTCATAGCTAGCTTCTTGTTGATTTTCTTTGTGCTGAGCGTCTAAGTCTTTACTTTCGTCAAATGCCTTGTCTAAAATTGTACACAAGTAATCTTGTTCAATAAAAGCATCTTTAATTAGCTTTACTGTTTTAGGATTAAGCATAAACCTATGATACTCAATAAAATCCGCTAAATGTTTTGATGCCTTTAAGGTGGCATGGAAGCCTACTAAAGCTACTCTTACGTTCATTAGCATTTTTTCTTTTTCTTCTGCACTTAACTTACTAATTTCTAGTTTTGTAATTGGTGCTTCTCTTTTTACTTTATTTTTCATGATTTTTGTTTGGTTTAAAAGTTTAATTGTTGTTTTAGTGTTGCATTTTCCTTTTGAAGTTCTTTTATTTTTTCAATAAACCTAAATTGATTTTTTTCAAGTGTAGTTACCTTTTCTCGGTAGATTATTGACTCGAAATAAAATTTGCCATATTGTTGTTGAATTTCATAAAGCGTTTTAAGGTGTTTTAAGGCATTATCTTTTGACTTTCCTTCCGCTAGTATAGCTTTGTCTTCAAAGTTCTCTATAAACAAAGAAATAGCCCATAAATTAACCCAACAAGGTTCTGATTGTGTAGATAAATTTGTAAATCCACAATATTCGTCCATGATTTTACGAAGTTTCTTGTAGTCTTCGGTTCTTATTTTGTTTATCTCAGCATCTTTCGCAAAAAATGCTTTTAATTCCTCGTCCATCATTAAAAATCTAATTTATCTTCGTTTAGTTCAAATCTAAAACCTGTTTCTTTTTGCTCTCTATTTTGAGCTTCTCCTGCATAATACATTTGCCCTTCAATTGTTTCGTAAGTTCTGCTTCTTCGCCAATTAAACCCAAATTTACCTATTATAGGTTTTGCAGTACCGATTGTGTCTGGCTTAACTTTACTAAAGTACACATCAAAATCCTCGTATTCTTTATTTGGTCGGTCAATTGTTATAATTGTTTTGCCATTTGCGAGCCAACCACCACCCTTAATATCATCAGCATCAGGGATTCTTCTTTTGCTTTTATCATCTTCTCCTGTTTTTTCTCTTTCTGTTTTAATAGCATGAGCAATAGTCATAAAATGTTTACAAGATGCTTCTGCTAATTCATTTCTAAAACTTAAAACATAATCGTTATATTGGTCTTCTCTACCATAATCCCTAATTGGGTGATAAAGATTTTTCCAAGAATCAATAAAACATGTTTGAATACTTCCACTATCATCTTTATATTCAGAAGCAAATTCCCAAATCATTTGAGGGGTAAGTGGTTTTTTGAAATCTTTTTTGCCAATTATTAAAAAATGGTGGTCAATCCAAGCTGATGCAGATATTAATTCGTGTTGTTGTATTGAATTAGAATATCCCCTAAAAGATTTTTTATAATGTTTAACCATTAGTTTTCTGCGAATTTCTTTATAACTTCCAATATCAGGGACGTAAAGCAAATGCCTAAATCCAAACTTCTCGGATTGGTAAAATAAAAGCTCTAATGCGAACTCAGTTTTGCCCGAGCCACCCGCCCCCGTAAGGTCTGTAACCCCATCGTGAGCGAATTGGAATGTACCTACTAGGCTTTCAAAACCCGTATAATTTAATCCCGCCCCGCCCGTTTCGTGGTAATTTAAAAACTCGTTGTTTTTTTCGTTATAGTTAATTACTGTTGCGTTCATATATTCCTTTTTTTCCAAGAGTCCTCTCGCTCTTTAATTTCCCTTGCTCTTTTTTCTGATTCGGTTTCACCAGTAGTAATCTGTTTTACTAATCTTGAATTATCATCCATATCCAACCAATTTTTAAGGGTTAAAAAGCATGATTTATAGTCCTTTAATAGTGATTTTTTGTTTTCCATAGCCCCTAGTTTTTTAGAAATAGATTCTCTTTTGTAGGTAGCAACCAACTCTTCTGCTTGCTTATTCGTCATTTGCGCCAACCTCGCTACCGTTGGGTAATTAGATTTAATGTGAATTATCAGTTTATGTTCCGATTCCTCTCTTGGTGGTGCGGGTAGGGTAGTAGCTTCTAATTCTAAAGTTAGAGGTGGGAGGGCAGGTTCGATAGAACCGCCTATCTCCTTCTCCTTAGTTTCTTCTTCTTCTTCTTCTTCTTCTTGTGGATTATGTATTGATACTGTATCGCTACTGTATTTATACTGTATCAAGGCTTTGTCTTTTACTTTAGCAATCTCTTTGTTTACAAGTACTTGAACCTTTGATGATGGGTTTAAATTATACTTATCCCAATTTTTCACAGAAATTTCATTAGTGGTATTATTGTACTTGATTTTATTCCATTTTTCGAACTTTTTTATTAGCATAGATACTAAATCGATACTGTATGATAAGTCAAAGCAAATTTGTTTTTTACTTATTTCATATACTCCTAATTGGGTAGTTCTTTCATTGGTTAAAATGTATAAATAAAACAGCTTTTCCTTTTCTGTTAATTCAGAAACAAATGTGTCGCTCCAAAATGACGTATGTATTTTTCTAAATATAGCCATAATTATTTACCTAAATTTTTTAAATCAATTCCTAATGATAATATAGCGTTAAAAGAGTGTGCTAAAGATTTATGTAAATTAGAATCTTTTATTTTTTCTAATCCAACTCCTTGTTTCCAAATATCCTCTATAACAGCTTCCGTTGCTTCTAAATGCGGCAAATGTTTCCTAAGAACTTCTTTTGCAGATGTTTTACTTTGATATAAGTTCTTAATTCCTTTCGCATCTAACCCTACAACCATTTTATGTAAGTCGTTCCAAAACTTAGAATACTCCTCTGTTGTTTTTCCTATTTGAGCGTTTACTGCCTTACTTAGTTCTAGTTGCTTTCCTCTTTCTGTAAATATAGCTAATGGGCTATTATTCGCTATTGAATAAACTCCCGTTTTTCTTATAGATGGCAAAACCTCACTTGCTAACCAATGTCTTGTTTTTACACCAACAGATTTTCTGCTTTGCATTAATAACTTCCAAAAACCACTTTCTGTTAGCATAATTATCTCAGAAGCTCTTTGACCGATTGATTTCAAATCAAACAGTTCTTTAAACAGAAAAGGGTCGTTTTTCTTAGTGAATTTTATGAAATCATGCCCATCTATTAATTCATAACTTCTTAAAGTATCTCCCACTCCTTTATAGCCAAGTTCAAACATAATTTGCTTTGCTAAAAATAATCTTCCGTGTTTGCTTTCCCAATAAAAGTAAGCGTGTCCTAGTTCTTGATTTGTTATTATTGAATGTTCCATTTAAATAAATACGTTTAGTACGAGTGCAAATATATTAAACGGTTGTTATATGTGCAAGTTTTATTTTATTTATTTTTCTACTTAACATAATGTTTTTACTATCCCACCGCCAACTCATTAAACCCAACGCCATTCTCGAACATTATTTCCGACAGCCTATCCCTCACAACTTGCAGTTCATTCTTCTCGTGGTACTTAATTTGCTCCCTTAAATATTGGTCAAATTCCCATAAGCACATATATATACTATCAGCTTTTACGCAACGAAGGTGTTCTGTTGCTTCTTCGGCAGGTTAAATTTTAAAGTGGCTTCCATAATTCTTCTTTTTGGTTACAGTAAACAAGGTATTGTCAATTATTATTTCCATACCACAAAGGTATAATACCTAATAGTATAATTGTATTAAATTAATTTAACTTGTTATTTAGCTAAATATCACTACTTTTGTATAATGAAAGATTACATATTGCGCTTTGAATTTTACGGAAGGAAAATGAGTACAAAAGTAAGAGCATATAGCATTGAAGATGCTAAACGTCAAATAAATGACAGGCTAAATTTCATTAGCATAGAAGATATTACAGAGCCTGATTTCTCATCAGACGATATGCTAAACAATATTAAAAACCTATTTGGAATTAAATAAATGGAAAACAAAGTCAATCACCCAGTACATTACGGAGGGGAAGATAACCCTTTTGAACCTATTAAGATAATAGAACATTACGACTTAAACTTTATGCTAGGTAATTGTACAAAATATGTGCTTAGAGCAGGCAAGAAAGGCGATAAACTTGAAGACTTAGAAAAAGCTTTATTTTACTTACAACGAGAAATTGATAATCTGAAAAACAAATAATATGTCAAAATTTAAAGAATGGTTTGAAAAAAATTTAATAGTTGGAGGATTCCCTCACGAAGATAATAGAAGGTTTGATGTAAATGAATTTGACTATGTAATTAACGTTTCTGACGAATACTACACAAGTCATCATTTATTACTAATTGCCAATAATATAAAGTCATTTTGGTTTCCAATGAACGAATGTAAAAGAGATATTGGCTTAAATTCAATTTATGGAGCGATGGTAGTTTTATTTGCAGCTGAAAAAAGTAATAGCAGGGTTTATTTGCATTGCCATGCGGGAGTTAATAGAAGTCAAACTGTTAGAGCTGCTTACTATTACATGAGAACTGGACACCAGTATGAATCCGATTTAAAGCGAGGTTTTATAAACCAATTATATGCTAATTGTAGTCGTGGTTATTTGCCTCCAATGCCAGAAATGGAAAGTTTTTTAAACCAAATAAACATGAAACTAAATACCGATTTACAACAAAGACAATTGATGGGTGGTTTTTTAGATACTGCAAAAATTGAATCAATAAATAATTTTTAATAAAAACAAATAATATGGAAATAACAACAAAATTATTAGAAACAATCTATAACAGAGTAGAACAAATTTATTTGGCCAAAACCAATAGTACGCCAGACTCAATTGAATTAACTAGTAACGGTGATTTTTATTGTAACGAATCGTGGAGTACCTCATATGGAGGAATCGATTATAGAAGTGAAATAGTTACTGCGGAAGATTTAACTACCGATTTAGACGAGCTAATTAAAATACGTAAAGATAAAGAAGAGGTAGAAAGACAAGAGCAAGAAAAACGCCAAAAGGAAAATAATGAACGATATAAACAAGAGGAAAAAATAAAAAGATTTGCGGAGTTTGAAAAATTAAAAAAAGAATTTGGTTGTTAAATTAATCCAAATAGTATAAAATAAAAATAATGAATAAAGAATTTGTTAGCTATGAACAGGCATTAGCTCTTAAAGAATTAGGATTTGACGAACTTTGTTTTGGATATTGGAAATCTAAAAACTGGCTAATCCAAGAAAAAACAAGAACTGATGGATATACACATGCTGACCAAGAATGTTCAGCACCACTATACCAACAAGCATTTAGATGGTTTAGAGAGAAGTATGGATTATATCATTCAATAGGATTAGATAATTCATTGGAAAATGATGTTAATTGTGATTATCAAATAATAAACCACAGCCAATCAATATCAGAATTTGAAACAGATTTTAAAACCTACGAAGAAGCAGAACTTGAATGTCTTAAAAAATTAATAGAAATAGTAAAAAACAAATAAACATGGCGAATAACAAAAAATCTAGGTGGGCGATTTATGAGGAGGCAATAAAAGAAATTATTATTGAAAAGAATTTAGAATCAGACACCGAAATTGCAAGACAGGTTTGTCAAAAACTAAAACTTACACTTGAAAATAGTGAATTAAGAGAGTTTAGAAAGTATATTCTTAGAAATAAACGAAGAATACTAGACGACCACGAAGGCATTTACGATGCAACGGAAGAATTGAACGTAGATTTTGGGAACGTTAAACACATGTGGCTTAAAAATAAAACCGCTAGTTTGTTTATTAAGAATCCTAATTTTATAGAAGAAGGCGAAACAGAACCTAAAGAAATAGACTTTCTATCAATATTTAAGGATAAAATAGAACCTATTAGCCTAGCATCTACTCCAACTAAAATGGATGGCTTTGATAGATTTATTTACACAGACGTTCACGTTGGAATGTGTGTAGATAAAGATGGCTTTGCATTGTACGAAGGCAAGTGGGATGAGGAAGAGTTAAATAATAGGTTAGCAATATCCCTTAAATGGATATTAGAACATAAAAAGTTTAATACGTTGTATATCAGTGATTTAGGGGATTATATGGACGGTTGGGACGGCATGACAATTCGTAGAGAACACCATTTACCGCAGAATATGGATAACCAAATGGCTTTTGATGTAGGATTAAGGTTTAAGATTAAAATGATTGACAGCCTAATTCCTTATTACGACAAGATTGTTTGTAATAATATTACCGATGATAACCATAGCGGTTCATTTGCCTATATAGTTAATTCAGCATTTAAAGCTTACATTGAAATAAAATACCCTAATAAGGTTACAGTAAACATACAGCGTAAGTTTATGGACTACTATATGGTTATGGATAAATTCTGTATAATTGAGTGTCACGGGAAAGATGGCGGCACAATGAAGTTTGGTCTTAAGCCGCAAATAAATGATAAAATTATAAAAACTATTTCTCATTTTATTGACGAGAACTTCTTATACAAAAAAAATGTTATTATAGAGTTTGATAAAGGAGATAGTCATCAATCACTTATAGATAAATCTTGCAGTAAAAAGTTTCAGTACCATAACTTTCCAAGCTTTGCTCCTCCATCAAATTGGGTGAAAATCAACTTTAACAACAGTATGAGTGGCTTTACTTTTAGGAACTATTATTTAAACGGGCAAGTTAGTAATCACGATTATATTTTTTAACCTATGATTATACCTTCTTCCTTCCAACTTCTAGGACAAACGATTGAGATTATTATTGATAACGAATACTGCCATAAGAATAAGTGTTACGGTCAGTTTATACCTTTCGAGAATAAGATAATAATTGCTAATAAATATAAGAGTAAAAAGGTTTGGGTTGATTATAAAACTGAAATTATTGATAGCACGTTTTTTCATGAGATGATGCATTGCCTGTTATTCTACGCTGATAGTAAAAGTTGGCTTGATGAGAAGTTAGTAGATAAACTTGGTAATTTCCTTCATCAATATATGATAAGTAAAAAATAGGTATTATAGTAAGAAGATAAGGTTAAACATGACATTTAGAATATAAAACATAATTTGTTAATTAAAAAGATTTAATTAGTTATTATGAATTAAATTAATACTTTTGTGATATGAAATACATTAAATAATGACACGCAAAGAAACTATAATCACTTTAAATAACGAATATAATCGTATTTGCAACGCTTATGTAGACGAATTTGTAAAGAAACAAGGTTACGAATTTGATTACTGGGTATCAAGTGAAGTAGGTGGGATAGCAAGTTTTATTGAACAGTATTATTTTAATATGGAGGATATAGCTTACGATATGAATAATAACAAACCTAAAGGGAAGATATTTAGTTGGCAAGATTATAACATAAAGAACGATACCCAATGGACTTATTCTCAATACTGTAAAGGTTTAAGACGTAGACACAAAAAAATAGAAGATAAAGAAAATCCTTGTCAGGTAACGCTAACTCATAATGGAGTAGTAGTGAGTAGATAAATAATTAGTCAGGTGGCGGAAGTGGTATACGTTATAGGGTTGAGGCGTGTTAACTACCTATATTTTTACATGTTCGAATCATGTTCTGACTGACTTTGGGTTGGTTATCACTATACAACGAATAGAGGAAGTGTAAATATCGGAATGTCGTATAATGGCAATTACACTACCTATGAGAGGTAGAAAATGAGGCTCAATTCCTTGCTTCCGACTAAATTAAATAAAACTATGAACACGCCACAAGAAGAAGCAGATAATTTAATAGAATTATTCTCTCAAACATCGGAAAAAATAAGTGATTATAGTAGAATAGAATACCCAACAGCAGTATTACACGCAAAGTTATGTGTAAGTAAAATGCTTTCAAATACAGGCTCAGACAGGGCTTATTTACATTACAGTGAAGTACAAGAAATTTTAGAAAATATATAACATGGTAAGAAAAATACTAGGGTACTTGCAAATTCTGCAAATAGTATCAAACGAAAAAAGACATAAGGAAGGCTTAAAAAGATTAGGTGAAGGATATTTTAACGCATATAGATTCAACCCTTACAATCCGCTTAGTTATGTAGCATTAACTATAATAATAATAACAGCTATTTTAATGTTTGGATTTGTAGGAATGTGGAAAGAAATGGAAATAACCAACCCTTTTAAATGGCACTAAATAATAATAAAATGAAAAGTAAAAACGATTTTAACACGCAAGAAGAATACAGACAGTATTTATTTACATACTACTGCCCAACATGCCTATTATCCGTTAGTCAAAGTGGCTTAGGAGGAACTAATCAGTACGTTGCTGCTACTAACTTAGCTAAGGAATTAGTAGATGCAGTAGCACCCTTAGAAAAGGATATTCCACACCCAATGAAAGCCATAAAACCTACGGAACATTTACTAGAAGAAATAGCTTCTCAAAACAGTAGGAATAAAATAGAAGCTTTGCAAAGGATTTCTGACAGGTATATTCCTCAAAAAGAAGTAGATAAGTTAGTAGAAGCTAACAAAAGATGGTACGAAATGCATATAGAGATAAAAGGAACAGGAAGTAACAGAACAACCACTACTAACCCAGAAGTAGAAGGAGATATGTCGTGAGGGACTGCTATAATTGCAAATTAAAGCTACCATTATTCTTATTTGGTAGCTCAAAAAGCCCGGTTAAATGGTGCTGTAATAAAGCCTATGTATGTAAAGTATGTAACTTTATATTAGCCAAAGATAGGGTAGTAAGAAGGCAAGATGGCAAATTCGTAGTAATAAAATTAAGTTTAAAAGAAAGAATACAAGAATTATGGAAGAACTAACAGAAAAAGCAGAAATATTAAGTAAAAAACTTATTATAACAATCACTCAAGATAGCGATTGCGTAGAAGGTGGAGACTTAGGTCAATTCCTGAGTATAGAATCAGAAGAAGATGGAGGCGGAGGTGCTTTCTTTATTATGAAAACCGAAAGATGGTCTTTTAACGATTTTGAAGAACTTATTGAAACCTTAAATTTGTATAAAAATAATTACGATAAACTATGAAAGTAAATATATTATGGGATTGGACAGACTTTGGAATTATGTTCAGAATAGTTAAAGGTATGGGATATTCAAATTATTATTCATTTGTTGACATCCAAATTGGTTGGTTAAATATTTGGATAGAAGTTTTTAAAAGAAAAATAAATAAAATATAATGGAAGAAGGAAAATTAAAAATATCATTCAAGGCACATGGAATTAAGCAAGTTGCTACAATGAGTGATGCGGCAGGACTAGAAGAAATATACAACGCAATAAACGCAATGCTGATAGGTATGACATTTCATCAAGACCAAATAGACAATCATATTTTAGAATTAGCAGAAAACATAAGAATGAATGAAGACTAAAACAGCAGTAGCGCAGCTAATAACCTACATGAAGGCTAACCAATACTTTATAGGTAATAACTTAAACACAGAGTTTCAGAGATTCCTTCTAATAGAAGAGCAGGACTTAAAGAACGCTTATGCACAGGGAACTTACGATGAGGGAGCAATAGCCACAGAAGAAGACTGTAATAACTATTTTAAAGAAAACTTTACACAAGAATAAAATGACACCAATATATTTCCAACCAAAAGGAATTAACCCGAAATACTGCGAAGTAGGTATGATTTCAGAGACAGACCCTGATTACATTTGGTACTTAGATGAACCTTGTAAAATTTTAATAAGTGAAGTTAAGATTATAGACAAGGAGAATGTATTTTATAATAAAAAAAGTAGAAATTGCGAAATAATAAACAGAAAAAATGGAACTACCAATATTTAAACAACTTCTTAGCAAAATTAAGAAAACAGACGATACTATTGACGTATTATACAAATATATTAACATAACTACCATTACAGAGGAGTACAATGCTATAATAGCACTTTTACTAGAGCATTACTATGGAGAAGATGCTAACGAATGGATAGGTTGGTATTTGTACGAGAAAAATGGAGATAAGGACATGAAAGCTTTCGATAAATACGGCAAAGAGATATGTAGGAACGAGAAAGAGCTTTGGAAGTTATGCGAGGAAGCAAGAGCCGTAAAACTTGATTACAAAGAGAAAATACTAATGACAGATACTGAAAAAGAAGCTATGTTTGAATCAATGATTAAAAATATGGCGAATTAAAAAGATTTAATTAGGAATTGATTTTAGAATACCTATATTTGCTCTTGTGTTGAAGGAGTAGTTCTCATAATCTATTCCTGATAATTTGTTTTGTAATATAATCCCTCGATTTACTTCGAGGGATTTATTTTAAAAATAAATTTGGATTCTAAAATAATTGTTTTATATTTGTAGAACAATTAGGGAATAGAGTCTTAATTTTAATTGAATTTTTTTTGTATATTTATATTTAAAAAAAAAGCTCCGAGACTCTATTTCTTGGGGCTTTTTTTTATGCAAAAAACTAAACTTAAAATACCAGTACAACTTATAGCTGAATTAAATTACAGCCCAAGTATGAAAACATATTTCAAGTTAAAGCTACACAATAAAAGTGGTCATTATAAGCATATTTCTACTAAGTACAAGCAAATAGCCATAGACTTAAAGATAAGCGAAAGCAGCCTACGCAAACACGTTAATTTACTACAAGAAAACGGTTTTGTAAGATTAGAAAAAAATAAATTAGTATTAGTATCTATTTGGCGTAACCCAATAATAAATAAAGATAGAAAACATACTGCTGCTCATTACCAACAAATAACCAAAGTTAAAATAGACCCTACTCAATTAAAGCTAGAAATGGCTAAAATAAAGTTATTAACACAATTAAAAAGACAAAAATATAAAGCTAAAAAATCAGCAAAGAAAATATTTAAAAAAGATTCAGTAAAGAATAAAGCTAAAGAATTAGTTAGCGAACTAGCCCAAAACGGAGAATTTAAAAACATAAGAGAGAGAATCTACGCAGACGATAGTATAATCAATAAAGAACAAGAAATTGATAATATTATAGGTGGAATCAAATTAGTAAGCATAGCAGTAGCTGCTTACAAACAATCGCATGAGGGAAAAGCAATAGCAAAATCACAAAGTATCAGTCAAACAAGAATAGCAGAACTATTAGGAGTTAAATCAACTAATACTGTTAGAAAAAAGACTTAAATTACTAGAATCAAACGGAGTACTTTCTAAAGAGAGAGATGCAGTAAGAATGGTTAAATATAAAAAGTTCAACCCAAACAAGCATTTCTACGATAAATTTGGCAACCTCTATAATAAAGAGTGTTTCAGATACTCAGTCAACCTCAAACCTCTAAAGAAAGAAGCTGTTATATTTATGTTATAAATAGTACTCAAAAATTTACAAACCCAATAAAACCAATGGACTACAAAGATTACGAAAAGCCAACTATTATAATTATAATGGAACAAGAAGGCTGCGAAATAGTTGAATACGAACACGCCTACCGAGTAAATGGAATAGTTGAGATTTATAGAAACAGCTTAAAACTAAGAAATTTAATCACAACTGAAATACTTGTATTTAAAAAAGAAGACGATAGAATAAATCATGCACTAACAATAGTAACTAGCAATCCAAAAAGAAGCGCACACTATACTTTAGAAAGAAAAAAGGTATCAAAGCCAAAAGCAAAACCTAAAAAGCAACCACCAATAAAAATAAACCGAGCATATAAAATACCTTTTGGGAAATACAAAGGAGATGCGATTGGAGAAGTGCCTCACAACTACCTTAAATGGGCTATGGAAAACATACCTACCCTCCCGAAACCATTCAAAAACTTCTGTGAAAGTGAAGTACGAGCCTATTAAAAACATTTAACTAGATAATTCGGTTCTAACTAAATACATTTGTACTATGGAAAATATAGAAGAATTAAAAAGAACATCACTAGAAATAGCTTTAAGAAGCAGAGAATTTACTCAACTAGCACTTGAAACAAAAGATGCTATAGAAGAAGCAGACTCATTAGAAACTTTAAAAGCATGGTTTAGAGGTACAGTAGGAGAATTAGGGCTAAACAAATATTTTGGATTTTAGTAATGAACTTTGATGAATTAGATTTTATTGTAAATCAAACTCCAGTTGAAATGGAGTTTGATTTTAATGGTGAAACTTGGAAAAGATTTCCTTTAAATAATAATTATATAGTAAGTAAAAATGGTAATATTGTAAGAATAAAAGTAAAAGAAATTAACATAAATAGTATTGAAAGAATTTTACCAGCTAAAAAAATTAAAGGCAGTATTTTTGATACTGGTTATTTAAACACATCTATAAAAATAGGGAATATTAAAAGAAATTTAACTTATCATCAAATTATAGCAATAACATATTTAGGTCATATTCCAAATAAATTTAAAATAGTTGTTGACCATATTGATAACAATAAGCTAAATAATAAATTATCAAATTTGCAGTTAATATCTAACAGAGAAAACTCAAGCAAAGACAGAATTAATAACACAAGTAATTATACTGGTGTTACAATGGTTTGTAATAAAAATATAAAAAAATGGACTTCTCGAATTAAAAATGGAACTAAAAAACAAATATATTTAGGTACGTTTATTGACGAAAAAGAAGCTGGTCTTGCCTATAAAAAGGCTCTTAAATATATTCAAGAAGGGAAAGTTGAAGATATAGTTGCAAATCCGTATGTAGTTTCTTCTACTTACAAAGGAGTTCATAAAAGAAAAAATGGAAAATTTCAAGCTCAAATAGTTAAAAACAAAAAATATATGTTTTTAGGAACTTTTGAAAATGAAATAGATGCCCATTACGCTTATCAATCAAAATACAATGAATTGAAGGGAATTTTAAACCATTAAATTAATGTAATTTAAAACTAATATGTTATATTTGTACCTTAAAATTAGATTTAATATTATGGCTTTACCATTAATTATACCGATAGCAGGAATGGCTATGCAAGGTTTATCAGCACTTGCGTCTTACCAACGCCAAAAGGAAGCCGAGTCACAAGCTGCACAATTAGCAGGACAACCACTTCCTGAATATAAACCAACAGAGCAAACTAACGAACAATTTAGGATGGCAACTGCTGGAGTAGCTAGCCCACAAGGGTATAGTGGAGCAGAAACTTCTAAATTCCAAAATAGACTATCACAAATACTTGCTACTCAACAAGGCAACGCTCAAAACATGGGTGGAGGAGGAGTTTCAAGAGCAATTGGTGCAATGGGTAGTGCTAACGCTTTTAATTCTAACGCTGACTTTGCTGCATCTGATGCTAACTTAAACAGAGGGCAAAGAAATATTGCTCAAAGTAGATTAAGCAACATAGTAGGGCAAATTCAAGGCATGAAAAACCAAAATACTGCTTACTTACAAAATAGAAGACAACAAACCGAACAAGCATTAGGCAACGCTATAAAAAGTAATCGTGACCAATGGCAAGGCTCGATGATGAATATGGGCGGAGATTTACTAGGAGCAGGATTAACACCGAAATTACCTACGACAACAACTGGTTTAGGTGGTAGCTTAGGCAAAACATATTTAAGTACAGGAAGCAGAATGAATTTACCTAATAGATTTAGAAATGCAACCTACACAGCCCCAATTCCTAATTACGGAACAGGTGGAAATATGGGTGATGAATACGGAGATTCAGACCTTATAAATAAATACGGAGGTTAATTAAATTATGGCAGAAGACGTAACACTAGGACTTGCAGGAATATTAGGCGAAAGCACTAACTTAAAACCTATAAGTGACAAACCTTTTACAAGGGCAGCACAACAAGAATTAACTTTAGGATTAAAAGCTAAAGCTGATGAAGCTAAACTAGCTGCTGAAAAAGCTAAGGTAGAAAAAGAATATGCAAATATTATTAAACCTCCTGCAAATGTTGATAAAATTGGAGCTGACAGAATACAAAAAATAACTATTGAAGGATTGCAATCAGGCGAATTTAAAACCCAAATGGGCGCAATGTTAGGGCAGCAAAAAATGAATAGGGAGGTGCAATATAGTAACGATTTTAATAAATTAAAAGAAAGTGCTGATAAGATACTTTTAACAGAAGAAGAAAGAACCGCATTAAAAAACGATGATTTTACTAAGTTAAAGAAATTAGCAGAAATACCTGATAGTAATATAACTTGGGATAAAGTATCTGACAGACCTGTTGTTAAGCACGTTGTTCCTGATGTTGATTTAAATGCCGAGTACAAAAAGAATTTAGTATTTGGTAGTGATGTTAAGTTAGATAAAACTACAAGTAAATCATACAAAGATGAAAATGGACATTTGCATTCAGCATTAAGAATAGCCCCCGAAGTTGTTGATATGAAAATTAATTCATTATTTAACAATCCAGATTTTGCACAAAATTATTTACACAAAAACAAAGAAAAAGTAGCTGCCGAATTACCTGCCGAACTTGCAAAAGTAGATGCAAATAACCCTGATGCTGTTGTTGCTGCTCACTTACTTGCAATTAAAAATGCAGTAAAAAAAGAACTAGAGCCTACGTTTTGGAAGCAAGTAGACATTAAAGACGTACCTAAAGCAAGTGGTGACGAAAGTAAATATAGAGTAAATTCAAACGGAGATATAATTCCAATAAAAGGAAGTGGATTCACAGGAATAAGACAAGCAGACGGAAGCTGGTTATTAAATACAGGTGCAACAAGCGGAATTACTGAACAAAATATGACTATTATCCCTGACCTACAAGAGGCACTTTTAACAAGTGTTACAGGAGGTGATGCAGAAGGAAGCGGTAAATTTAGACAACCACCTCCTGAAGCTATTAGAATATTACCCACTAAAAGTAATTACTTGGGTGATGGAATGTGGGAAGTAGTTGGAGAAGACAAGGTGAAGCATAAAGCAGACACAAAATCAATGCAATCATTTTTTGGGAATGAATTAGTGGATAAGATGTTAAAAACATCTGAAAACAAAAAATATGTATCAGGATTTCATCCTTATCAGAAACCAGAAACTACTACTGAAAAGAAGGATTGGAGTAAAAACAAAAGGAAATAATTATTATGCCAAAAAAAACATATAAAGTAGGTGAAGACCTTTACGACATAGAAGAAAATGAAGCAGGTTCTTTTTTAAAAGATATGCCAAAAGCTGTAGAGGTAAAATCTTTTGTTTTAGATAAAGATACTTTTGATATCCCCGTAAACGAAGTAAATGATTTTATAAAGGATATGCCAAATGCAAAACCTTTATATGGCGAAAAAAAAAAGAATGGTTCACAACCAACTTTTTCAACAAGTGTGGAAGACTATACAAAGCCATTACCAAGTGGTGCAGAAGAAGTTTCGCAATCTCCATTAAAATCGAACTTAAAATCGGAGATACCGACAGTTAAGCCAATAATAGAGAAGAAACCAGTAGAAAGAATAGGACTTTATACCAACACTTTAAATAATATTCAAAAAAGAACTTCTGAAAATCTTTTGCTTGCAGACCAATTTAAACAACAAGGGGATGAGCAGGGTATGCGTAATATTCTAACGCAAATAGACCAAGACCAAAAGAAAATTGAGGTTTTAAACAAAGGTATAGATGCTCAAAAACAACAAGCGCAAATAGACCAACCAAATACTATTTCAAATAACTTACTAATAGGTGGGCAACAAGCATTAGGAATGTTAGCAAGAAGTGCTACATCGCTAGATGAATCAATTAATATTATTAAAAAAGATTTATGGGCATCTGTTGGATTAGCACCATCTAAAGAATCAGAAGCTGCTTATGCTAAATTTTTAGAAGAAAGTAAAGGCGGATTTAAACAGCCTTCAGATATTATCGCTCAAACAGGAAAAGATTTAATAAAAGCAGCAAACGAAAAATCTGAAATAAAAAATATTGGACTAGAAAATGGCGGTAGTGCATGGGAGTCTTTAAAAGATGGCAAAATAGCACAAGCGGCAGATTATGGGTTCAAAGGGTTTATAGGTAGTATCCCAACAAGCGCATTATTTTTAAACCCATACACAGCAACAGCAATTTCTGGAGGTACAGTTGGCAGTCAACTAGACGAAGCAATAGCAGAAAAAGGCAGCGCAAATGCAAATGATTTGGCAGCAGGTGTTATAAAAGCAGGTTTAGAGGTTATAACAGAAAGAATGTTTGGAGCAGGTAAAGCCTCAAGGGAATTAATAGCTAAGTTTGGAAAGGAAACAGCCGAAAGAATGGCTAAAGAAGCAATAGAAGCTGCTTTAAAGAAAACACTTACTAGTAAATTAGGTAAAAACACAGCAGAAGAAATTGGAGGAGAGGTAGTTAATCAAATAGGTTCAAATGTAGTTGATAAATATATACTTGATAAAAAAAATGTTGGGTTATTTGATGGAGTTGGAGATGCTGCTATTATATCTTTATTTGCAGGAGGAGGTCAAGGAGGTGCAACAACAACTTTAAATCATTATATTGAAAAGAAACAAGCTGCAAAACATCAAGAACTAAAAACTAAGGCAGATGATTTAATGAATCAATCATTAGACTCTCAAAGCCAAGTAGTGAGTAATGCTTTAGAAAAACAAGCAGAAAAGCTACATACAGAAGCGGATAAAATAGCTGAAGAACAAAATAAAATAGGCGAATTTGCAAACAAAGAAACAGTACAGCTAATAGAAGCCAAAAATAGCGAATTAGACGAACTAGAACAAGCAAAAAACGACCTATCTAGTGCAGATAATAGTGAAGCTATTATTGCGATAGATAGTCAAATAAAAGAAACAGAAAAAGAACATAAACTTTTAGTAGAACAAGCTAAACAAGAAGCTGACATAAATCAAGAAACAATAATTGAAACACCTGAAGAAACTAAAACCCCTCCTACACCAAGCAGCAATATTAGTAGTGAAGTACAGACACCTATTAACATAACAAATAACGAACAACAAAATGAAGTCGGGAAAAGTAGTGAACAACTGCGTGAAGAAGAAGTAGCTTTAGAAAACAAAATAATAGTATCAGGACTTAGTGACGGATGGACTGTAAGCAATAAAACACGAGCAGGAATAACCAAAGATTCTATTCAATATAAAGAGGCTTTTGACCCAAGAAATGAAAGTGGAGAAAATTCAGGCGAATCTTTTATTAAAATTATAGAAAAAAAAGGTAAAAAATACAGAGTTCTTGGATTAAGAATGAGTAATCCCGAAACAGTTCTTGACGGAAAATCAAACAGGTCTGGAATGAGTTATGCTACGATAGAGGATAACGGAAATCTTCCAGACAATATTGATGAATTGTTGATTAAAAAAGCTATTCAAGAAGGTAAAAATTTGTATGAAAATATTGTAAAATTGGAAGATTCTGATTTTATTTTACCAAAAGAATATAAGCCTAAAGAAACTACTAAACCAATAGAAGTAGTAGCAGAAAACAAACCCACCACCTTACCAACAGAAGATAAAAGTAAAGAGATAGCTTTACAAAAGGAAAAGGGCTATACAGATTCTATATTATATAAAGGAGATAAAGACTTAAAAGGTAATCCTAAAGAAGATTGGATGAATTTACCTTCAAGAAGTTCAAATATTGCAAAGCAAAAAGCAATAATAGATAAAGCGGTTTCTAGCGGTAGCGTAATTAAAGCATATAATGAGGGTAGAATATCTGCTGAAGATATATGGATTTTAGCTATGAATAAAGATGTTTCGCCAAGTTTGTTAAAAAACATACCTACTGAAATATTAGAAAAAGGGAGTAAAGAAGAACAAGCATTTAATGAATCTTTTGAACAAAAAACCGAAACCAACCTAACCGAGAAAGCACCCATAGGTGAAACCACCGAGAAGCCTACTGCCAAAGAAACACCGCCTAGCGAAAGTCCAGTTTTTAGTGATAAAAACGGGACAAAGGAGGAAGAGAAAAGCCCTTTTAAAAATAAAAGCAAGCAAGAATTTATAACCGAAAGGCTTGATAAAATACAAGAGATAAGAAAAAGAATAGAAGGCACTAGCGAAGAAAAGAAAAAAAGATACGATAAGCTTTCGTTAGAACTAGGCGATGGGGAGAAAGCAATTGTTCAGATGATGAAAGAGGATTCTGACAATATTAAAGTGGAGATTGATAAACTTCCAAAGATACCTAGAACTAAGGTAGAGGAACAACAAGAGCAAGGCGAAAAACTTTACAATAAAGCAGTAGCCGACTTAGGGTTTAAAAGCAGCGAAAGACAATGGGGCGACAACGTAAATCCATTCGGAGATGAAATGGGCGATGTGCTTCAAAACAAAACAAAAGATGCTAGTATATTCATTAAGCCTAATGAAGTAGAAGTTGAGGACGAAGAGAATGATAATAGCATTGAAAATGTTACAAATGGCGTTAAGGTAGAATTATTATATACCGACCCAAAAGAAAGAGGCAAAGGGAAAGCGAAAGAATTATTAAGAAAAGTAACTAAGTGGGCTGACGAAAACAATGCTACTTTATTTTTGGATATTGCGCCTCAAGATGACGCAACAACAGAAGAAGGGCTTAAAAAACTGTACGAGGCAGAGGGTTTTGTTTTTGACCAAGATAATGGGCAAAGAAAGCCTAATTCGCAAAAATCATCAAAAAAAGCGACAGAAAAAGCCACAAAAGCCTTGAATACCGCAGAAGTAGAAGCGGTAACTAAAGTTTTGGCTGCGGAAGAAAAGGAAAGGATAAAGCTAGGAGATGCTATTTCCAATAGAAAAAGGAAAAACGAAGCCGACAAAACAATTAAAGAAACTGAAAACGCTAATGCAATACTAGCTATAACCACCAACTTAGACAAAATAAGAGAGAAATTACTAGCTAGTGGAGATATAAAAGCGATTGATTGTAGTTGGGTTAAAAAAGTTTAATTAGGAATATTTGAGATTAGAAATACTTTTGTCAAAAAATAAAAACTATGACAATGCAAGACGAAGCTTTTGAATATCTTTTAAAAAACGTAAATGACTTTGTTATTCCAATTAGAATAACATCAAGGCAAGCGCAAAAAGTATCAGACATATTAGGATACGACTATGCTACAATGAGTAAACTACAAAGGAAGTTTTTTAAAATGGATTGTATTTGCTCTATCCAAAATGGATATTTTGCAACACCTCTTTTTAATGGATTAACAAATTTATAAATATGAAATGCGATAGGTCAATTGAAAGAACAAATTGTGGGTTACCTTATTGGGATGACTGCGAAAATGAAGCTAAATATAAGGTAACTTATAGAGAAGGCACAAGAGGGAATACGGTAAGTGAAAATGTATGTGGATTACATAAAAATTCAATAAAAAAACTTTGCGATAGAGCATTGAAAAAATACAATTTCAACACGAACTACGAAGAAGTGGCGATTTAGCCATTAAAGATAAAAGCCCCACAGTATTCGTACAGGGCAAACAAACACCTTGCACTTACAGTAATCCATTTATACTGCAAGTGCGGGTGTTTAATTTAAAAGTATGGTAATAGAACTAAATGGGACTAGCGCAAAGGTATTTGAAGCCAAAGCAAAGAAAAATTTAGATTTTTATTTAAATAACCCTGAGTTAAGGGTAAAGATAGACAAGAAAAAACTTAGAACGATATTAGATAAAGCTAACTTAGATTAAAAATGGAAGCGCATAAAATAACAACAATACAAGAGATGTTCGATATAGTTACGGTAGAGAATTGGGAAAGATTTTCTGCTGACATTATGAAATTACTTTACGATACAGCTACGTTAAAACAACAACTTAAAAAGGATTTTCCTGATTACAAAGGAGTTAAAGCCAAGTATATTTATTGGATAGACGATGGCTTAAACAAGACAAATTTTACAATTGCCCCTAGCAATGAAGAGTGCGACCATAAGTGGTTCAGAACGACTAAAAACCACAAACCCGCTAAAAAGTGTACCGAGTGCAGAGAGGTAAGGATAATTTAAAATATTAGTACAAACGAAGTAATGGGTTAATAGCGATTCCCACATTAAACAAAGACTGCTCGGCTACCTTTCTGAGCTGCCTACTAATTCCCATTACCGTAAAGCGGGTAAATCTTAAACGGTGAGAGTGTCTGACTAATACCTTCGGAACGGTTGTTTGTATCAGATAACAAACAAAAATAGAAAGCTATGCTAATACAGCGTAGCTTTTTGTTTTTGTTGAAAAATCCCTATCTTTGCATCATGAAATACGAAATACCAAAAAAAGCAATGAACATCATAAATTCATTAGCTAAACTAGAACTAGGACAAACAAGCTTTTACAAAAGACTAGCCCAACAAGCCAACAAAAGCGGATTCCTATTAGCCGAGAAATATTTCATAGCCGAAAGCATAGAAGAGAATGAACACTTCTTAGGCTGGCAAAATTACGTTAATGGCAGAGGAAACGACTTCTGTGTGCCATCAACTGAAGAATATGACATAGAAGCCAAAGACCTAACAGAACTTATAGAACTAAGCCTAGAAAAAGAAATAGAAGTAAGCATAGCCTACAACGAAGCATACAGCGAACTACTAAGCATAGACGTGCCTACTGCCATAAAAGCAATAGAATATATAGTAATTCAAACAGCAGCAGTAGCAATATACAAAGACTACGCAGCAACATTTGAAGGGCTAGATAAAAGCGGTCAATTAATAGCAGAACATAGCATTTTTGAGGAGAACTAACTATGGAAAGCGAATGCTGCGGAGCAGAAGAATGGATTCAAGATACAGGTATTTGCGGCACATGCCGAGAACACGCTGATTGGATGGACATGGAAGAAGAATAACACTAACACATTACAATTTTAAAACGCCCTCCATGCCTATCATTGCGATGCACACTTTGGAGGGCTTTCTATTTTGTGTGGATAAGTTTTAACTAAATATATTTTCGTAAATGGTTTAATTAATTATCTTTGCCACATGAAAATAAACATAGAAAAATTTACCAAAGAAAGTTTTGGCTCACTAACTACATTCACAAATAATAAAAGTGGGGTAACAATGTTCTTGGGAACTGAAATAGCAAATATTTGGGGACACACAAATTTAACCCAAGCTATAAAAGCAGCAAGTTTAGATAGTACGGAATACAAAGTAATTAATCTTAAAGACTTTAAGGATTTTAAAAAACAACTGACTAATTCAAAATTAGTCGGTGGGAGAGCGTCTTCGGTAACATTATTAGCAGAAAGCGGAATGTATAAGTTATCACTTGCATCAAATTTAGAAACAGCGCAACCATTTAAAGATTGGGTTACAAAAGAAGTTTTACCTAATATTAGAAAATATGGTAGCTATAATTTAAAGATAAGCAAAGCGGTTCTACACGCACAAACAGATAGATTAACTCAATTAAATAATAGTAAATTAATAAATACTGAAAACTACAATAAAGGCGGTAAATATTCTACTATTGACTATAATAGAAAGAATTGCAAACAAGTAACAGGGCTTGAGCCAAAAGAAATAAAAAACTTGTTTAATGCAAATAAAAGTAAATCAGCAAAAGAAGTATTAAGAGAAAATAAACCAGAAATGGCAGCAGTAATGAGTTTAAATGACCATTTAATTATTAACCACCATGTAGAATTAGAGCAATTAAGAGAACTTGATAAAGCCTTTTTACCAGCATTTAAAGAATTAAATAAACTAGGAATAGAAATAACGAATTAAATAAACAAAAACATGATAACAGAAAAAGAAAGAATAGAATCTTTTGAAAAAGATTTAAGCTTATTGCTTAAAAAGCATGGCGCAGAAGTAGTTTTAATTGACGAAAAAGAAAACGGTGTCGAAGAAATTTTCGTTATAATGGATATGGTTTACGAGCCGAATAGAGATAAGATAATCAAAGAGTACGCTGCCATTAATTATATGAGATACATAAAAGGTTAAGAAAACAACTTACAAAAAGAGTAAGCTGCCTTATTTCAAGGTGGCTTTCTTTTTGTAACAAAAAAAGACTAAATTTGTTACTTTAAAAATACAAACACTATGCCTTGTAATATAACTTTCACTCCTATTGGCGCAACAGAACCTATAACACTAACAGAAGCAGAATGGATAACATTTTTAGCAACACCTGATGAAAACGGCAAGACAGAATACGACAAGCTAACCGAAAAACTAGCAGGAACAGATAACGCATTACCTCCAATAACCCCACCAAAAGCACCTAAAAAAGAAGCTGCCCCAAGTGAGGGAGGGAAGAAGCTAATGAGAGGTGTAACAAAACAATTCCTAAAAGAAAACCCTAGCTTAGCGGAAATACTTTCGGAAGATGCTATTTATTACGACCAAATGCCAAACAAACTTTCAGAGGCAGAAGCTAGAAAAATAATTGAAGTAACACCTATTGACTATTTAGAAAAAGGAATAAGAGATTTAAACAACGGAATGAACGGTGCTGTAAGAAATATTATTGCTCAACTAATAATTAAAGAATATGATAGACTAGGCAGAAGCCAAGACGCAATAGCCTTGAGAGAATGGTTAGCATTTGCTAGTACAGATTTCGGACAGTTTAACCAAGCAAATTGGAAACTACCTACACTAAGCCCCGCAACAGAAGTATTTGCTGTAAGCCAAGCAATAAAAAAGATTAACCAAGAACGTGCTGAAAAAGATGGCAAACCTAAAAAGATTGCCAAAGAATTTAAAAAAGCCAATAAGGAAGCGGCAAAAGAAGCAGTAGAAAAAGTACAAGGCAAAATAAACAAGATTACCCAATCCCCTAATAGAAAATCACCAACATACGGGTCTAAAAATAAATTAGTAACAAAAGAAAATTATGATAAGTTATTAAAAGACTTAAATAAAATGACTTTTGCTGCTGCGCTACCTGTTCAATTGATTCCAATAGGAGTTTACCATATAGAAGCAGGGACAAGAAATTTTATAGCATTTAGCGAAGCAATAATAGAAGCAGTAGGAGAAAAGGTAAAACCATTCTTAACCGACCTTTATAACGCAGCTATTGATAAAGTAGATACAGAAATTAATGAAGCAAGAGGCAAGAAATGGAAAGACAAATTAGAAGCAGCATTAGCAAGAGCAGATAGAAAAGGAATCGAAAAAGCAATAGCTAACCTACAAAACATAGCAAAAGAAGATGGCTTATGGGGTAAATATAGGGATATGGCTGCAAAAAGGTTAAAGAACATTAGCCTAGAACAAACAAGTACAGATATAAGAGAAAATGCTGCCTTAGAAGATTTTACTAATGGATTAGTAAGAAATATGCAAGCAAAGATTATAGAGTCATTACCAGAAAGCGAAAGAATAAGTAAACCATTAAGAAGTTCAATTGAAGTTATTGGCGATGCTTATAAAAACTTAGATAAATATGCAGACGTTTGGGAGAAAACTAAAGCAGAGTTTCAGGAGAAATACAAAGACAACGAACAAGCGTTAGAAGCTATTGATGCTTACTTTGGAGATATATTAGCAACGCCATTTAGTCAAAAAGAAATTACAAAAGCTGTAATAAAAGGGCTTAAAGACGAAGGCGAAACTATTGCAAAAGTAGCTCAACAGCATTATACTATTTACGATGCAACAAAAAGAAGCCTAATAGAAAAGTTAACAGAAGAAGCTGGCTTAACAGAAGAGCAAGCAAAAGAACTAGGAGACGCTATAAGCAAAGAATTTGATAGATTGGCTTTAGAGAAAAAACAACAAATACTAGCAACTATTTTTAGCAAAAAAGAACGTGGCAAAAATCAAATAAAAAACCTAGAATCGGAGTTAATAAGACTAACTAACTTAGGCGCATTTAGCGATGATGCTTTAGTAAGTGCTTATGCAGAGAAAATGGGCTGGGCAACATTAACTCCAGAAAACATTAAAGAAATTGAACGACTAGCAAACATAGTAGAAAGAACTGCCGATGGGTTAAAAAAAGCAAGTGCTATTGAGGATTTATTAGGATACCAAGCTAAACTTAAAGGAGTATCACTTATTGACGTAATGTTCTCTGTGTGGTATGCAAATTTACTAAGTGGGTATAATACACAAATAGTAAATGCCGCTTCGGGATTATATAATACTTTTGCGGTATTTGGTATAGCAACATTAAGAAGACCTAAATCAGTACCATTCCTTGTAAATGGTTGGCTGAATGGAATAAAACAAGGTATGCTTGAAGCTAAAAGCACATTAGTAACTGGATACAGCCCACTAAGAGGGAGAGTAGAAGTACCTTCAACATTAGAATTATATCCATTTAAAGGTGGGAGTATTAACCCTGCTAATTATTTGAAGTACGTAAGAAGAATAATGGCTGCTACCGATGTTTTTATTGCAGGTGGACTTAAAGAAATGAGAGCCTACCAATGGGCAAGAATGATGGCGGTAAATGATGGCAAGTTAGAACCTAGCGTAAATACAAGGCAGCGAGCTTTAGAATATTTAAGAAAAGACGATAATTCAATAAATGAAACTAAACACCTAGCAGCACTTGAACTACAAAAAGAAATAGAGGAAATAAATAATGAGCCTATTAGCCAAAAAGAAAAAGATGCCAAAATAAATAAGGCTAAAAACGATGAAGGAAGACGTGTATTTGAATTAATTGAAATGGGTAGAGGCTCTGAAATAATAGAAGAAAGTGCTAACTTTGCAGCAAGGTCAACTTTTAATTACAAAACAGAAGGGCTTTTAGGTGGGTTAGTAACAAGTATCAATAATTTCATAGAAAAAAATAATAAAACAAAACTATTGAAATTTGTAGTTCCTTTTACAACAATTGTAGCAAACGTAGCAAATGAAGCACTAAACTATACACCTGTTGGATATATAAGAGGAATGGGTAACGGCTCTATTTCAAATATGCCTAGAAAGGATTTTGAAGATATGTCAGAAACAAGACAAGCAGAATTTAAGGCAGAACTTAAAACAAAAGCATTAATAGGGCTTGCGCTAACAACGGCAGTGGCAATGCTAACAACACTTAAAGGAGATGATGACGATGAGCCTATACTACAAATTACTGCAAACGGAACAGGAGACTATCAAAAAAATGAATTATTAAAGAAAGACGAAGGATGGCAACCATATTCACTTAGAGTATGGAATCCTATAACTAAAAAATATGGAGCATGGGTTTCTTATAGATATACCCCTTTAATAGTAATGTTTTCTGCCATTGGTAATTTAAAGGATTACGAAGCATATAGGAGAGAAAAGCTAACTGATTCGCAATGGACAAAACTTGGCGTGGCAATGACAGCTACTTCACGAGTATTTTTTGACGCAACTTTCTTGGCTTCTATTAATACGTTTTTAGGAACTTTATTTAGTGGCGCAGCAGCTTCGGAAGATAACGCAACTAACTTATATAAATCAGCAGTAAAAACAACTAAATCAGTAGTTGTCCCCGCATTATACACCCAAGCTGCTAAGGAAGTAGAAGCAGCGTTTGATATTCCCGTAAAACAAACGAAACTAAACCCGCTAGGAATGATAGTTGAAGATATTCCTTACTTGAGAAACTACTTTGAGAATAAAATAGACGCACTAGGCAAAGAAGTAGTCCCTGATACCGATATATTAGTTTCTGCGGGAGAAGGCAATAAAATAGTTAAGCTATTGGCAGAAAAGAAATCATTAATAAAACCGCCCGACATAAGAAAAGAAGTTTACTTTGATACTGCCGAACAAAAGGATAAAGTAATGAACGGCAAACAATTTAAAATATACTCAGAAACTAGAGGTGCGGAAATATCTAAATTCCTAGAGGATAATTACGATGAACTAAAGAAAATGGACTTAGAAGATGCTCAAAAAGCTATTAGCAATGGAGTTTCAGAAGCAACAGTTATAGCTAAAGCTAAGGTTTCGTTTAGCGAAAATGACTTTAAGCAGTTTTTTGGAGAAAAAGAAAAAGAAAGTTTGGCTCAAAAAGAAAAGAAAGCAAAAGATACCGAAGACCAAATTGCCTTTGACGAGAAGCATGAAGTAACTGCCGAAGAAAAAGCGTTCAGAGAAAGAACTAAAGGGAAATCTTTTGACGACTTAAAATTCAAAGTTTACCTACCTACTTTAAAGAAATCAACCGACCCGTCAACCGACATAAAGAGATACAAAGAATTGAAGTGGATAACAGACGTTCAGCAAAAAGAACTAGAGAACGAACTGAAATAACAAACAAAAAATCAAGGCTATCTAATTTTCAGATAGCCTATTTTTTGTTGCATAAAACTACTATCTTTGTACCCATGACAGGTTCACAGATATACGGAATATTAAAAGCATTATACGACTTCCCGATTAACGGAATAGTACCAACTGCAAGCGTAAACAAACAACTCGAACAAATACAAGGAGAATACTTCAAACCAATGTTCAAACTATTTGGCGAGAACGGTGAAATAAACGCAGAATTAGAACCACTAATGCAAACCTTTAGCGTAGCGACACCAACCAATAACAAAGTATCAAAAACAACTGATATGACAAATTACTTTGGGCTAATAAACCTAGACGCAACCTTTGTAGTAAACGGCAATACTTACACAAATACTGCTTCGCCATTACCGCCAAACGCAATGAAAGGAAGTTTCAGCGATGGAACATTTTTATACCCCAAATACTTTATAGTAAATAACGATATAAATATTTCCCCAAGTACTGTGCAATGCACACTAGCAGAAGGAAACTATTTTAGAACACCATTTGCAATAGACGTAACAGACAGCACAACCCAATTAACTTACAACCTAAACACCATAACAGGCATAGTACGTCAATTACTTTCTGCTTATGGATTAAGCCTCTCAGACCCACGCTACCAACAATGGGAGAGAGAAATTATGCAAACAAATAATACTGTGTTAAGATAATTTAATTAGGAATAGCAGAAGTACTTCTTATTTTTGAATTATGAACCTACAAGAATTAAAATCAATTATCAATTCGGGGCTGCCTGATGACGTAGTAAAAGCTGAAATTATTAACTCTCTTGCAAAGGATGAAAACGTAATCACTGTTGTAATGAAAATTCTAGAGCGTGAGAGGCAGTTTAAAAAAGAAATACACGAAGAAATGAACTTACTATTATCTAAAGCGCATATAGGGCTTGATGATAATAAATTTAATGACGGCAATTTTATGCAAAAAGAAATTGTGGCTTTCTACACTAAATACAAAGGATATATCGGGCATTGTTTTAAAAATTTGTTTGACAGTTAAAATCATTATCTTTGTACCACAATGGCACTACTACCAAAAATAAACCTATACCAAAACAGCGAAGACAATTCCGTTGTAGAAATTTTAGACACAACGGGACTGTATTCAGCTAACAATAGCGGAGGCTATAACTCGCCAAATCTCCCTATTTCTGATAGTTTTGGCGTACTTAGAGTAGGAAACTACCTTAGCTTACAAAGCCTAAACTCCATTAGTAGCGGGGCTTTAACCCAATACAAGGAGTATATAAAAACTGCGGGAACTATAAAAACCTACGACAATAAATTAATAGGAGTTGGAAGTATTTTTACGCCATTTATAGCGGGTATAACAGTTCAAAGCGGAGATACTTTTGAAGAAACGGGCTACTATTACACACCGATAGGGACATGGCGACCAAGCGTAACTACGCCAATATATTTGACAAGCGAAAACTTAGGGCTAGGAATTAACAATACAATTATAGACACAATACTTCCAATAGAATATAAAGTATTTGGGGCAAGCGTGGGCGACCCTTTAACGGTAGTAGGAATGGAATACTTAGTTCAAAGCGATGGCGCAACATACGAGAACGATACTTATAGGGCGGGGGAAACATTCACGGCTTATAGCGTTGCTAGTGCAAGCGGAGATTTTAGCCCATACGAAGGAGGTTACTACAATGTATTTCAAACCTCGTTCAATATTACTCAGCAATTAAAGGATTTAATTGTGAGTAATATTAACAATCCAAAGCCACAAAACGAACAGTACCAAACAATTATAGCAAGGTTATACTCAAGGATTCAAGCAATGACGTGGAATAACGGACTAGGAAACGTAAGTCAAACAAACACTTACGACAACATACAAGACATAGCCAACACTTGCACAGCTTTGGCAAATAATAATTACTAGGTTAAAGAAGTTTAATTAGGTTTAGCGTAAGTGAATACTATTTTTGTGTTATGGAAACGACCAACGAAAATATGATACAATTTGAGGTAATTGCAGACTATCCTAACGCCTTGTATAAAAAAGGCGAAATGATATACACTTTTAAAGAAGGAAATGCTTACGCTTTACAAAATTCAGAAGACGTATGCCTATTTGATTACCCACAAATATTTAAAAAGCTATAAAATGAACGAACTAAAAGACTTTGATAATGATGGCTTTAAAAGAGATAGATATTAGTATTTGGCTTGAATGGAAACTAATAAACGACAAAACAAAAAATTACGAATTAATAAATAAAGATAAACAGAAATGAAAAGATTAAAATTAGCACTAAAACGTCTTCTTCGCAAAACCGATATTAGCGGTAATTATGAACAACCACAATATAATAACGGAGATTTAGTTCCGCTTATTTGGATGATTGAAGAACTGAGAAGAAGAGAAGGTGGTTGCACAATGAATGAACTTATTGCAGAAGCAAATCGGAACTTTAAAGGGGTTGAACAGATTAAACACCATACAATAAATTACCGCTAAAATTGGTTAATTCGAAGAAGCCGACTTTTAAAAACAAATGTTGAATTAATAACTAAAAGATAAAAATGGAAAGACTGATGACAATGATAGATTACGTGTTGGAACAAGATAAACACAAAGAAGTAAGATATAAGCAAATAGTTGATTATGCTAATTTTTTAAAGCAACCACTTACACTAGGAATGTTTATACCTTGCGATAAAGATGGTAATATTTCAGTACCGCCTCAAAACAAATGGCAAAGTAACGAAGAAAGATGGGGAACTTCGGTTAAAACAGAGTACTGGAAAGCATACGAAAAAGAAAAAGAATCAGTTTTATTTGAAGGTTGGGAGTTAAACCAAAAAGATATTTCTAAACTTAAAAATGTAATTTGCATAACAAGAGGAAGGATTCAACTTTCATTCTTTAAAAAAGATAATCAAATATTTTTTGACCATTTACTTAATGGAACAACTAAGATAATCAAAACTATTGAAGATTTAGTGCCACAGCAACTAGAATTAACTAAAAAATAATGAGACTATCGCTTAGCACAGTTGCTTTAAGTAACGAAAAGATTGAGCTGCGCTCATTTGGTAATGACCCTATTCTATTCTTTACTAAAGACGAAAAAGGAGAAGTTAGGATTCAAATTCATAACGAAGATAAATACATAGTTGAAACTTGGATTCCAAACGACCAATTAAAAGAAGTAATTAAATTTTTACAAAAACAAATAATAGAATAATGTGGATAAAATTAGAGGTATATAATGGAGATTCCTTTCTAGGGTCTATTTATACAAACGAAACAACAGAAAGTGGTATTAAGCGAGATATTGACGAAGAATTTAAAGATTGGACTAAATACAATATAGGTAATTAAATTAAATAAAAAACATGGAAAAACATATTTTAGTAAAAGTACCAAAAGACAGCACTGATTATTTTATTAATAATGCAGGATGCTTAAGATTTTCTACTCAAGAAGGTCGTTTATCTTCTATTGTAGAGCCAATGGAAATTGGGGAGTATTTAGAGAATACCAAGCATGATTTAATTGGAGAATCGGTTTTAAATAACGAAAAAATAATAATCATAAAATACAAATAAAAATGGGAACAACAATTGAAGAGTTAGTTAAAGCAATCGAATTAACTAACAACATTAAGACAGTAGAGTATAATACCGCAACGGGCTTGTGGTGTATAAAATATAAGCCAAATTTAAAGCCTGATATAGTTACAACAGATGAATTAATGAACTGCTTTATAACAAACGAATAATATGAAAAGAATATATTTAGCCTTGATAATAATGATTATTGGTTGTAATTTTGACAATACAGAACCAATAATAGTTACAGCATTTAATTCCTACAATAATTATTGCGAATACACCGTTCAAACTAATGGAGTACCAAGATTTAGGCACTTTAACGATAGTTGCGGTAAATTTAATATTGGAGATACAGTAAAATTTATAAAAACAAACAAATAATATGAAAAATCAAATCAAAGAATTGCGTATTCAAATAGATGCGCTACACCAATTAACATTACTACTAATGCCCGTAACAAAAGAGGTGCATTACAAATTTAGTAACTCACAAGAAATAGAAGATGCTGCACATAGCCTTATTTATGCAAAAGCATGGCTAGGGAAATGTATGGCAGAACTTGGCGACAAAACACCTTACGCTAACGATGGTAAAAGAAAATCGGTAGAAGATATTGAATTACCTACTGATGTAGCAACGGGAGGTAGAGATACTTTTACCCAAGTAATTGATTGGGATAGTACCAACCACGTTGAAAGAGTAGATTGGATAAGAACTGAAATCCAAGCAATATTCGATAAGCTAGAAAATATTGAAGGCGAAGTTGATGAAAGCGTAAATACTAAACCTAATTCTAAACTAGAACGATATACAAATATTTCTTTACAATATCTAGCAGAAGCACGTTTTGCATTAGGGTTTGAATTAGGTAGAGTGAAAGCATCTTTACTATCTACTCCCCCGCAATTGGTTCAAGTAGATTAGTGCTGACTATGAAAAATAAAACGCTAGGGGACTTTGACGTTTGGTATAAAAAATGTCAAAACTGTGGTTACGACACAGCAAAAAGTCATTTGCCTTTAAAAGACGAGAACAAAACGTGTTGGAAATGTGGGTACTCAGTAAGTAGAGATTTTAGTGAGCGAGCATTGAAGCCTAAAAAATAAACAAAAAGGGATAGCTGACTTACTTCAAGTCGGCTTTTCTTTTTGTTGCATAAAACCCTTATCTTTGTAATGACATGAACACTCATAAACTAAACGAAATAATACTAGAACAAATAGCCTTAGAACAAAAAGGACTACCAAACAACAACTACCTAAACAAAATAATAATAGAAGCAACAAACCTACTAGCAGCCCAACAATTTATAGGCTGTACTGAAAGCGATACACTTTTAATAACTAATAGGCTAAACCAACTTTTAGGATTTTGGCGAGCGACAACACGTTACACGCAAGGAATTTTTAACGGATATTTTCAAGTAATAGCTTAACTTTGCAACATGAATACATTAAAACTCGTAGATGAATTAGTTAGAGCCGTAAATAGTGGCTATAACAGCAGCGATAAAAAAGTTGACGATAATTATATTTTTGAAATGCTGCCACAATGGAGAGCGCAAGTGATGATACTTACTTACAATGGCGGTAAATTACAAGGTAGTAATACTATTATAAAAGGTAACAAACTTATACCTGCAAGTTGGAAGCAAGAAGTAACCTATACGATTAATTTATTATCACAAGACCCAACATTAGACTATCTAACGGTAGAAGGATTACCCATAGTAAGCTTAAATGAATACAACGATGGAATACAATACTTCGGAACTAAAAGCATAGCTAATGGATTCTTTTACGCAAGAAGCTTAAACGAAATTCAACAGTTTAAAGATTTACGCCTACTAGCTAAAAAACCTGCTGTGCTAATAGTAGGAAACGAAAGAAGGATTTACGGAAATAAACTTTTAAAAGAAGTGTTAGAAGTAGGAATATACCAAAACCCTTACGCAGCTAAAGCTAATTTTAACTACGCTACGGACACTTTTCCGATTGGAGAAGGTGATATTCCTTTAATGAAAGAAATAGCAATAGCAGCGTTAAGAACAGAGTTTAGAGCCATAAAAGATGTAACTGCTGATGCTGGGAATGAACAGCAAGCAGCTTTAAAGAATAGTATTCTAGGATAATAATTTTAACAAACAAAAAAGCCCTAACTAAACATTAGGGCTTTTTTGTTAATAAGTCTTGAAAGCAAAGTGATTGTTAATATCTGCAATTCGTTTGCCTTCTTGGCTATCGCTTTCAGCAGCCAATCCTCGAATATATCTTTTCTCTACCTTGTATTCGTGCAAGTAGGTAGCATATTTAGCCATTTGCGAAGGGTCGCCACGCTCTAAACAGAAATCAGACATAACTCCATAGGTTAAACACAAATCAGCTACTCTAGGCAAAGATAATTCGCCATTTTCATCTAAAGCAATACCAATATATGATATTTGGCAATAAGAATCTTCAATTTGCGTTCCAAACCACACATATCCGTCTTTAACCCTAGCAGAAGTATTATTATTAAAACTGCCCTTATAAAAACCGTTAGTTGGCATATAAGGAGCAGAAGAATTAAGACTACCAATAGAAGCAAAAGTTCTTATAGGATTATGACCTTCAAGAATAATAAATCCTTTCGGCAACGGTGCTGTAAACGTGGTTAAATCAATAGGTATTTGCGCAACGTGAGAAGGAAACACAAAGAAGTTCCTTAATTGTCTTACCTTATCATTTAAACTATTGTAAAGGTACGCATCGTGTAAAGGCGTATCACTTATTCCTAGTTTTAATTTTACTCGTTGTATAATTTCATTTTCAGAAACCACATCGTAAATCCCGTTGTCGTTAGTCATTATTATTTAGTTTTAATTATGTATGGAGTTTTCTCAACTCTCACTCTTTCTATTTCAGTTGAATACCACTCTTGTAACTCTACGCTTGAAATACGAGGGTCTTGCGCTAATTCAGCAATACACTTAGCTTCACTTTTACCAGTATCTTTAAGGAATTGGTATCTATTAGAAATCATATCGGCAGTAACATCTTGTCCTTTACCCATGATTTGCATCAGTTTATTACTTATTTTAAGCTTAGTGCTTTCAATTTCTTTAAAATCTCTATCCTTTTCCATGCGTTCAAACACAGCAGGTTTAGTTTTTAATCCATCACCAATAGGTTCAACAGTAGTTTCTGCTAATTGAATATCAGCACTAGGTTCTGAAATACCTAATTCAAGCTTCAATAAGTTATACTGTTGTTTGTTCTTTTTAAAGTAAGCCACAGCTTCATTAGCATCAGTACCTATATTTTCTTCGTTAAACATGAAGTAAGCACCAACCTTTTCAATAATAAACTTATCGTTCTTAATCAAAACAGTACCTTTAGTAACAGCTACTTGCATTGAATCTTCTAATTTCTTAGCAACAATGCTGTATTTGTTAATGTCAGAATTAACTAACGATACACAATGGTTAAATAAACTTCTTTCTTCGTAACCACTAATATTCTTAACACCCCAAATGTAGGCGAAATCAATTAGCTTTTGCTTGTCATTTTCGAACCATGATTTCAATTGAGAAGTAGCATCAATAACTAAGAAATTATTTTCAGTTACTTTTTCAATTTTAGCTACGTTATCAATGTAATCATACTTCACTAAGTTAAAGTTCACATTAGGGTTTAATTCAGCCCCTGCATCGTTTCTAAAAGATACTTCGTTATGAAGTTTAAGGAAAGCTAACAATACTTTAATATTATCATTATCCTCTGGCGATAGACCATTTTCTACTGCTTCTGTACTTGAATCAAAATAAGTAAAAGTAGTAAAGAATACTTTCTTATCGCCCTCTGTCATAAATCCATTTAATTCAATTGAATGAATCTTATTTCTTTCAGCAGCTTGTATTGATTTCTCATCTAAGCCACTAGGCAAATAATCTAATTTACGCAATACATTTCCTTCAGAAATAAGGCAAGCCCAATCTCCTTTGTTTACGTTTGTTGTTCTAGCTTTCGTTTCGAACCTGATTTTGGGAGCAGCGCTTAGGGCTTGCTTCGTTTTGATTGTTACTTCTCTTTTCATTGTTTGTTTGTTTTCTTTTATTGTTTAATTTCTCCTTGTTGCATTTCTTTTTGGTGGTCTTGGTCAAGCATTTGTTGCATTAACTTTTGGTCGCCTTCTTCTTCTTTGTTTTGCATACTTGTAGCAGCACCCGTAGCAGCTATATTCTGTTGGGCTTGTGCTTGCATTGCTGAATTAGCAGCAGCAGCATCTTGTTGTTGTTTAATAGCAGCTTGTTCAGCTTGTTGGCGTAATAAAGCCATATTATCAAGTATCTCTTCTACGTTATCTAAAGTTTCTGCTCTCATTATCTTAATAAACTCACGTTTAGCATCAGGGTTAACACCTGCTTCTTGAACAGTAATTTGAGATAATGTAGCTTTCACTTGTTCTGTTAATTGACTATCAAAATCAAATCTAATCTCAAAGTCATCGTTAAGCATTTCTTGTACTGAATCCATTTTAAGTAATGTAGCAGCAGTATCACCTATTTGTAAGCTAAATGCTCCTTCATCTTGGTCAGCAAGAACTAATCTAGTCTTATCAACACCTAACGATATTACATCTTGAAAGAAGGTAGTTAAACCACCGTATAGCCATTGTGTACCTGTTTCGGCACTAAGTATATTGTTCTGTAATTGAGCTTCACCAACGTAGTTAGAAGAACCTAAACGAGATTGTATAGGCATATTAAGTACATCAGCAAGTACGTTATCCCAATATTGTAATTGACCTAAGTATAATTGAACATTAGGGTCAACAGTCATATCAAGAATTTCAATCATCTTGTTAGTCTTTTCTTGTCCTGCTTCTACTTCTGTTCTATTCCCTACTAATATACCTTGCTGTTTCATCATAGCAAGCATATCGGGAGTTTTCATAAAGTCAGGTAGTTGAGATGTATCTACGAAAGGAATTTTACCCATTGCCCTAGCTAACATACCTTGCATAGTAGTAGTTAAAGCATCTTTCATATCTTGAATTTTATGTACAAGCATTACTACACCCATGTTACTACCAAGTAATGTGAAAGGAGTAAAGGCACAAAAATCTAATCTACGTCTTGATTTATCTCTTTTATCAGAAACACTATTAGGCTTAATACCACAGTTTCTTAAATATTTATTTCCAATTAATTGCCCTTGACGAATACATTCAACAGGAACTCCATCAATATAAGTAATAGAACGCCATTCAACGTCTGCTACCCACACTTTAGGAACGGTAGTCATGTTAGAGTACCAATTAATAAAATTCCAACCTTGAACGTAAGGGGCTTGTGCATTACCAGTATTCATAGCAATTGCTTCTAAGTCCTCTACTTCTTCTGAAGTAAAGTCAAACCTAGCAACAATATCTGAAACAGAATAAGGCTTAAATTCACCCGCTAAAGCATCGTTAATATGATGGTCTTCGTTACGAGTCATATCAATAATAGCATATTCAGGTTCTACAACCCTCATATAAACCCTACCTTTACTTTCGTAAATTCTAATTAAAGAACGCCCACCAATAAAACAATACTGAGCAGCTTTAAGGAATAAATCAAAGTAGCGATTACGGTATAAGAAATCCTTACCTAAGTTTCTATAAGCAGATTCTATGTCATCCATAAAAGTTTTAAAATACTTTTGGATATTCATTTCATCGTTAATATTTAACCCTTGAGGTATTTCTAATTCAATATTACCTAATTCTTTTTGGTCTAATAGAAACTCTTTAGCATCTACTACTGACTTTAATACGTTTAATTTTAAAGCTTTCCTACTTAATATACCTTCACTAATACCATTAGCTTGTAATATTTTAGGTAAAGGCTTAAACTGTTGGCGGCACTTTCCATCAAAATAACGGAACATAGCAGATATTTCAAGTCCACGCCACATTGGTATTTGAGTAGCAGCATTTGTCGCATCTTTAGAAGCCCATTCGTATTCAGTATTATACTGCAAACCGTAAATATAACGAGCAGCAAATACATATTGGTCTATAAACCTAGTGTTTATTCTATCGTAAGGGTCGCCAATAGCACCTCTCATTTGAGTAGAAACAATTGGTTGGTTATAAGAAGTACCTACAATCCATCGAATGTTTTTAGCATAATCAGAACCTTCCCATTCTTTCCTATCATTTGATTGATTAGGTTGTATTGAAGGAGAAGCTCCTCCTGATATAACTGAATTTATTAATTTCGATTTCATTTCATTGCAAATTTACGTTAAAACATTATAATTTCAAAATCTATCCTTCTTTTAGTTCCCATTTAAACTCGCCATTGACATATTTGCTTGTCCACATTTGAGATTTAACTTTTTCTTTGGCTATATTTTGAGTATCGGGGTCAAAGTTTCCACAAGCCATACAGCCTACACCGTAAGCATCGGACAAATCGGAGTTCTCACTACCATAGATTAATAAATCTTGTACAATTCGTAAAGAGTTTATTTGATGCCCATATAGCCTTAAATACTTATTCATAACCGAAGTACGGTACTCTTTGTTGTTTGAGTCCAAATAGATTCCGTAAGCATTACCGCTTTTTTCAAGCAATTTATCAGTATTGTGCTTTACTAACTGCCTTATCAATAACTTTTGCTGACCTTCTGCTTCAAATAAATCGGTAATAGTACTTCCTGCACTAGCATTTCTCTCTATATAGGTTCTAAGCCCACCAAACTTATTGTAATACATACATAGCCATAAAGCAGCTTTCTCTACCATAGTTCTTTTATCGGGTCTAATGCAAATATTAGCTACATCTACATATTGATTATCGCCAGTTACTCTATGAATAACAAGAGCGTACTTAGATTTAGTTTTACCTTTTTCAGAACCATCAGCATTTTTATTTGTACTGCTAATATCCGTACTTGTAGCATCTAACCCTACACGGTATAAATGGTGTTCTTGTGGCTGTTCAAATATTTCACAAGAAAATTCATTAGTATCTTCACCTTTCCCCATAGGGTTTAAAGATATTTCTTTAGTGGAAGGATTTCTATGAACTTTATACATAGGAGCATTAATACCCCTTAATTGCTTTTCTCTTAACCTTAAAGTTTCAATAACATCAATTTCTAATCCGCCACTTCTATTTATATCAAAAATATCTTCAACTCTTTCGGGAAACTGTCTTTTAAGTAATGCCCTTTTAGAGTCAGAAAGTCCTTCACACATATTAGCAAAGTAAGCTTTAGCTTCTTCTACTTTAGGGTTTCCATGCTCGTCAATAAAAGAGGGGTCTGATAGATAGTAAGGAATAAGCATACGATATAAGCCACTTTGAGTTCTACCGTTTTTATTTCTCTTGTTAATATCACTTGCGTACCACAACTCTTTACTAAAAGGAACAGCTTTAGCTTTACCATTTTCAACAGTAGATACCATCCAAATCTTACCAATAATATCTTTCGTACCTTGCGTTGCTTGTGCTATTAGTGTGCCAAACAACTGTTCCATATCCATAAGTTCTTGACTACTAAATTCATCTAAAAAATATTCTGTTATTTTTTCTCCTTGAATAGAGGTTATTTTACTAGGCAATGCTTCAATGCGAGTATAGTTACCGTCTTTAAAAGTTACTTTGTCTGAACTTCTTTTAATTGTTTGATTCTGGCGAAAGAATATAGTATCATTCTTATAGGTATGTTGATAAATATAAGGTAGGGAGTTTCCTAAAGAAAGGAACGCATTTAATGTTCTTTGGAATAAAGACTGTGCCTTGTCGTCTTTGGTTGCTTGTAAGAAATAACTTGCTTTAGGTCTTAATAAGCTATCAAAAAGCATACGAGAAGGAATCATTTCCGATTTTCCCCAACGTTTTTGAGTGTAAGCTACTAAACCATAACAATTGTCATCTTTTTTACAAATATCTTGAATATAAGCCAATTGAGCGTGACTCCACCTATAACTAGGGTAAGTACTCCCGCCTAAATCCCAGTGCTTCAAGAACCCGTAATGAGAACCCGTAAGATAAACTAACTCACCATTGTTATAAAAGTGAAATCCATTCTCTAACCTAAATAGTTCCTTTAACTGATAATTTTGTTTTTCTTCAACAGTCATGTGGCTAAAGTTAGGGTCTTTAGGTCTTTCCCACTTTTGTTGCTTCTTTGGTAAATCTTTGTTATATACGGGTTCAAAAGGCTCTGGGCATTCGTAGAACATATTTTTAGGCTCTATATCGCTTTCGCCTTTTTCGCCTTGCGTTCCAAATAATTCTACACTATGCTTTTTCGCCATTTGCTTTTAAATGTAATGCTAAAATATTTTCTGCTTCTCCTGCCTTTACTCTTTCTACTTCTGTTTTTTCATCGGTAGTCATTTTGATATAAAGCTTTTCTAAATCAGTATCTAAATCAGGTAATAGTTTGATTATTTTTAAGCTAGTTTCGGACTGCGCTCGTGCATCTTCATCTTCATGTTTACTACGAATGGTAAAAGGCGACTTATCTATCTCATCTTGCCAAGACTTTTTTTGTTTATAAATAGTCATATAAGTGCTTAAAGAGTGGCTTTTTTTTACAATTGAGAATAGTCTATCCCATTCTTTAATTTTTATTTGAAAATCTAAGCTAAGTTTGGGTAATTCTTTTAATTCTTGTTCTGTAAGCATAATGTTTGTTTTTATTAAGCTAGTACTAACTTCCAATTAGTACTAGCTGATAATTTAATGTTTGTTGTTGGTTATGGGTTTAATATTTGAAAATCAATTTCAATACTAGAGTCCGATACAGTACCTCCTAGCATTCCTATCCAAAAAACTATTGCTCCTGCTTGTACTTGATAGTAACAAGGCACAATTGCTTCGTCTGCTAGTGGAGAATAAATAAGACTCCACGAAACTTTGCTAGTAGATTTTACTTTGCTATTAGTTAAAGTATAGGCTTTAGGAATAGCAGTAGGAATAGCAGTAGTATAAACTACAACACCGCTATCAGTATTTAAAGTAGCAGAAGTAGTACCTGTGGCAGTATTATTTGCATCAAATTTTAAAGGTGAATTATTAGCGATATAATCGCTAAGGGAATCCATTACGGATTGGGGTATTGGTGTTTTAAGTATAGTCATATTAATATTGCCATTGTGTTAGTAAAAAGTCTAAATTATTATTCATCGAAACGGTATCGGTATCACTTGAAATAAGAGAATCCACAATAGATAAACTAATAAAAGGATAAAAAGAAATAAGGGTGCTAGGTTTATTCTTTCCTCTTGTGTAGTCAGTTGTAGCCAAACCTTCGCTTGAAAGTATCTTGTTAGTAATAGTTTTAAAAGTGGTTGCATATCGTGGTCTAAGCATTGCGTATATTTTTATTATCGGTTAGTACTGAATTAATATAATCAAGGTTATTCTGAATATCACTTGCGCTATAAGTAGCACCTGTAAAAGATTGTATATAAGGCATTGATAAGCAAGTAACTGCTTTAATATAATTTGCTCTAAAATCTTCGCTTACATTATAAGTACTATTAGCTAGTGAATCGTTATAAGTTTTCATTATATCGGTAGCATTAGCGTCAGTCCAAAACGCAGAAGTAGATGTATCTAAAAAAGCTACTACATAAGCAGTACCTGTGGCAACAAAATCATCGTTAGCAACTGCTGTAAAGGTTTGCCCTACATAATAAGTAGCGGTAGAATTAACTATTATAGAACTACCTAAAGTACCTTGCACTAAGCAAACGCCATCTGAAAGTAAATCGCCACTATTATAAACTGTATTAAAAATATCGTAACGAACATACCTAAAGTCATCTTGAAAGTAAACATCTGCTTCGCCAATAGTGCTAGGAGTATATACGCTAGTAATTTGGCTGTAAGGAATAGTTAAGTTAGGCAAACAATAATAGCCAGTAGTATTAACTACAACACCACTTGTAGGTAGCGTAAAGTCAGCGTGTACTACAAACATATCGTTAGCAACGTAAGTAGTTCCATTAAGAACAAAAGAACCGCTAACAACAATATATTCAGTATTAGCTAATAAAGAAGCAACTGCTGAAGCATTGAGAATACTATTATAAGTAGCAAATAAATACCTAATACCATTAATAGCGGAAATATTAACACCAAGTGTAGCATAGTCCGTACTATCAGAAACGCTAATTGTTTCGTTTGTATTCTTGTCATAAGAAATAATTATATCTGTTGCCATTACTATCCTGTTGTTATTTTATTCATTATATACCATCTGTTTGAACCACCAAATTTAACGGTAACACAGTTGTAGGCTAAGTTTAAACCAGCATAGGTAGCCGAACCATCTATTTCTTCAATACCAGCGTTAAATACTACCAACGAATTATTTGTAGCTCCTGCTATGTTTTTAATTATAAATTCATCGCCAACTGATAGTGAAATACTACCTGTATCAGGTAATGTTATTGTTAAACTTGAGCCATTTACTAAAACAGTTCCTTCTGTAATAGGTACACTATAATTAGCTGTAATAGTTTTTACTTTAGAAGTTCTAACAATTAGGTCAGTAGCACTCATTGCTAAGTTACCGCTAATTGCTATTTCTTCTGTGCTTCCTGCACCTGCGGTAATTCTTCCTAATAAACTTTTAGTAGCGCTTACTGCTTGCATTTTAGCATAAGTAACCGCATTAGCAGCTATTGTTAAAGCACCACTTCCCGTAACATCGCCTGTGTGAGTAGCGTTAGTAACCTTTGCTGTGTTTGCCGCCATTGCCGCTATTTCTGTTGCGGTATACCACTTATTAGTAGCGCCTGCTACAATATCGTCAGCTCCAATAGTTACCGAAGTTCCTGTTAATCCATTTAATGTTACAATTCCAACCGACTGAGCAGCCCATGCAACCGCAGAGCCTACCTTAGTAAGAACATCTCCAATAGTAGCGCTCACTACTGCTGTTAAGGCATTTATAGCTAATTGTGCTGTTGCTGCTCCTGTTCCTCCTTTATTAATATCTAAAGGGGCAGTTGCTGCTAAAGTATTTATTTCTATTTTAGTTGGGTCAACATCTATTGTAAGTTTATTAGGTGTACCACTACTTGGAGTTAAAGTAACTTTATTACTTCCTGCAACCATTGTAAACCATTCGTTTGCAGTAGCAGCACTATTTGCTCTAAGCATTTGATAAGCAGTCCCTAATGTAGTAAGTCCATTACCACCTTTACCGTAAGGTACTGTTGGTAAGTCTGCTGCTACCATTGCTCTCATTGTAGGCTTAGCAGAACCCGAAGAAACTGCACTTGCATAAATAAGATTAGCAGCTGTAGCAACTTTAGTAAAAGTAATTACAGGAGCAGTAGTAGGATTAGCTATACTTACATTAAGAAAATCAGCATTAGTATCAGAATCAACTTCTGAAATAGAAGTTACACTTCCACTACTTGTAGAAGCATCTTGTAAGGCTCTGATAGCCGCTTGTATTTGTGCTTGGCTAGTGGCAAAGTCTATTATTGTTAGTTCCTTCCCTGCTTCTGGAGTAGGAAGTGTAAATGTGCTTGGCATGGTACAAATATAATATTATTTTAATCAATATTCTTTTTTAATTAAAAAGCCCCTCTAGTATTTGTAGAGAGGCTTTTTTATTATTTAATTAGTTATATTCTATAAAAAATCTAATTCTAGTATTTGCTCCGTCAATAGTAGCGTTTGGATTAAAAAGAAACTTTATATAGCCTACTTGCCAAGCGTCTCTAAGAGTTCCTGATACAGATATTTGCCCTAGATATTTATCTCCAATAGTACCTTGAACGCCAGCAATAGGAGTAACTGAAATTTCTTTATATAAAGAGCCTTCGCTTCCTGCAAACGCAGAGCGGTCTGTTGTTACAGGAACAAACGTACCGCTAACAGAAGAGTTTATATCAGCGGTGGAAATTATATCACCAGCCAGACCTGCTCCGTTTCCTGTTACTGCACCTGTAGATATGTTATAATATGTAATTTGCGAAGATATTTTTACATTTACAGTACTAATATTAACTGCGTTGTTTGTATAAACTTTAATTTTAGTAATATTATTCCAAAACGAACTAGGCTTAAACCATATCCCCTCGCTTGTAACTGCTAAAATAAGAGCTTTACCCTTCCCATTATCTGCAATGCTATTAGATGCGGAGTTAGCTGCGTTATATTCTATAAAAGAATTGTTAACTACACTTATTCTGCCAGCAGTACTTGCTTGTGTTAAAATTATTTCCCCACTGTCGTATTGTCCAGTTGCGGGCGGAGTCCAAGTCCAAGCCCCTGGGAGTGGGTTTTCGTAGCAGAAGAAAACATAAGGTTTTCCGTCAGCAGGTACTAAAGCACTTCCATTAACTACTCCATTGATTGAACCTCCTGTAACACTAGGATATATTACGACTGGCACTCCACTCGTATTAACAATAGTAGTACTCATTCCTTTTTTAGGGGGGTTAGGCAATCTGCAAGCATAATTGGTTGCAGTAGCGTTTTTAATTACGTTATAACCAAAAACAAGGAATGTAGTGGTAGTGGCTGCTGTTGTGCCAGTCATTACTATAGTATCATTTATGGTTTCCTGTAAAGGGGAAGTAGCAGTTGCAAGGGTAATTAAATCATTTAAGATTGGTCTTAAATAAGTATTTTCGGCATTGGTTACTAACCTTTGCGTTTCTAGTGAGATTGGATTCATGGTACAAATATAATATTATTTTAATCAATTAAATATTAAATATCTTCTACCCAATTAAACGAAGCAAAAGCTAAAGCTGAATTACTACAATAAATTGATACGGTAATAGTTTCTGTTGGCAATATAAAAATATTATAAGGGCTTAAATCAACTTGATACCCATTATTCATATTAGCAGAAATAGAAAAATAAGGAACACCGCCTGTTATGGTAGTTCCTGCTATATCTATACTTGCTAATGATTGCCCATTAGTAATGGTTGCGCCATTATTAGAAGTAGTTCCGCTTATAGGAGTAAAATTAGGAGTTCCGCCTAGCGTAACATCTTTCTTTATTTTTAATAAAGCATAACCACTAGGATTTACACCATTTACGTTACCACCAAAAGAAACTGATTCTAGCTTTACTACTCCTTTATTAGTAATGCCATTAAAAGTAGTAGCGTTCTTAATAGTTAAAATATTTGTTTCGGTTGTTACCCCTGATTTAGCTGAATCAGCAGAGAACCTACCATTAGTATATTCCCTAAGACCGTTCATAAAGAACCCAACAGAACCTACATATAAAGTAACATTAGAAGTATTGCCTCCAGTATTAGCACATCTAACCCAAAACCCTAGAGTAGGATTAGACAATTGTACATTTGCCGAACTGTTAGCATATCTAATAGTATGAACTAATATAAACCTGCCCGACAAAGAATCTTGTACAAAGAAGTTTACATCACCAAAACCTAAGAAAGCATATCTAATCATGCACACATTACCGAAAAATGGATTCCAATTAAAAAGACTAGCACCAGTACCATCGGCTTTATCGCCATTCCAATCTGTTTGAGGAATCCATGTTTCTACTAGGCTTCCTGAAGAACTGTTCCTATAAAGAATACCGAAAGAAGTACCATTAAAACCATAGAAATATCCATTTTCAGTTGTACCTGCACCTATTTCTTGTACGTTACCAGCTTTAGGGCTACCAAATACAGTAGTAAACCTAGCAGTTATTCCTTCTCCTGCCTTATATCTTGCGGGTTTAACAGAAGTGAATAGAGCAGTTCCCGTTGTAGGAGTTATGCCTGATTGTGCCCTTAGCCTAGCTAAGTTAGTATCGACTACTGCTCCCGTTCCCGTTGCTGCGGTATTGCCTGACTGATTTAATATTCCATAAACAAAGTCAAATTGAAGCAATGGTATTTGCTCACTTGTTACTAAATCCCCAAAAGGGCTTAAATTACTAGAATCAAATAGTCTAGGTGTTCTTTCTACGAATGTTGGCATATATTATATTATTAAAATTGAATCCAATTAGTTTTATCCCAACCCCAGAATCCAACAGAAGTAAATATTGTACCACCTGCTGTTGAAACAAAAATTATTAGAGGGTCGCTAGCGGCAGTTGTAGTAGCAGCTAAAGCTTGCGCTTGAATGTAAGTATATTGCGAAGGCGAATGACTATCTGTGGCTAGCTTAATTAAGTCAAGCAAAATAGGCATTAAATACGTATAGTCCGCAAACGTAATTAGTTTATTTGATTTTAACTCTATCGGATTCATAGGTACAAATATAATATTATTTTAAAATATTTTTATGCTTTTTAATGTATTCTGTTAAGGCAGCACAAATAATTGCACTTTCGCCTTTAAGCCCATTCATATCTATAATTTCGTACATATCAATAAGTTGATTAACGCTAACCCTTGTTTGAATAATAGAACTAACATACATCCCTATCCCTATCTTTTTAACGCATTTTAGCCTAATATCCTCTGGCAGAGCGTCAATTCTCATCTTTTGATTATTACTTAATTCCATATATGTATGACAATAACATACGCAAAGGTATGAAAATAGTATTAAAAAACAATATTAATACGACATTTGTAGCGAAAACAACCATATAATGAGTACAGAAGCAGAAAGACTTGCAGCAGAGTACATGGAGGAAAACTCCAAAAATGCTGAACCAATTGTAGCAGAAACTCCAATTGAAGTAGAACCAATAGCAGTAGAACCTACAACAGTAGTAGCAGAAGAAGTGGTAACACTAAAGCCTGAAACAGAAGAAGTAGAAAAAATATCGCTCTTTGAAAATATTGATAACCTAGATAAAACTGTAATTGCAGAAGAAAAAGCTGCAACAGAATTACCCGAAAGTATTAAAGCACAATTAGCTGAATACGAAGCCTTAAAAGCTGAACGTGAATTAGAGGTTAATTCAGATATGTACAAGCTACTTAAAAGCGGTTTAACATTAGAACAAATTGCTAATGGAATTACCAAAGTAGATTATACTAGCTTTACTACATCTGATTTGATTAAATTAGAATTAGAGAAAGCAGGATTAAGCGGTGATGATTTAGAAGCAGCAATTGAAGAAGAAGTAAGTGGGTATAACTCATTAACACCTTTGGCTAAAGCAAAGTACGACAACGAATTAAAAGCTAACTATAAAACAGAAGTTAAATACGATGAAGCTACTAAACTTTTAGAAGATACTTTAAAAGCAAATGCTACGAACCCTATAAGCCAAGAAGCATACGTTAAGCAACAAGAAGAACAAACTGCTGCTAATATTAAGGCTGATACCGAAAGTATAGATAAGTACTTAGGTATTTTAAAAGGCAAAGGGGAATTAGACGAAGCAACAGTAGAAGCAATTAAAAATAGCTATAACTTTAATAAAAGTATTGGCTACTTAAATGGCGATAAATTCGATGCGTTATCATTTATTAAGAACGAATACAAGATACATAACTTTGAAAAAGCAGTAGCTGAAGCAGAGCAAAGAGGATTCGACAAAGCAGCTAAGAAATTCGGTAGTCCCGAACAACATGGTGGCGGAGGAGGAGTAGGAACGGATAGAACTCCAGACCAAATTTATGAAGAATATTTAAACAATGCAACAAAACCAAAATATAACTAAAAAAACTTTAAAAACCAAAAATAAAGAATGAATACAATCCCAATAGGGCAAAACGCAGGTAGCATTTTTGATGCAGCGAACTTTACCCCGTTACAAGTTTATAACTTAGTAACTCAAACAAACAAGGCATTCAAAATGGGTCAAGCCAATATGCCAAAAGTAATGCGTGAACTATCAAAATTGAATGGTTCTACGGGTTCAATCCTTAGTGGTACTAGAACTTACAAGTTCCCTCGTATCGGAAATCAATTCCCTTATGCTGTAAGTGGTGCAGCTCCTGTATTATCAAATAGTAACAAGACTGTTACAATTACTTTGACTGACGCAAGTTACAAAGAAATTGGAGTAGGTTCTTACATTTCTGATACTTCAACAGGTGTATCATGTAAAGTATCAAGTATTTCAGCAGGTGTTATTACAGCAGACTTATCGTTTAGCCCTAGTGGTTCAACAGTATTAGCTGCAACCGATTTTGCTATTAACAACCAAATATCATTCATTGGATACAATGGTGGTACTAGAGTTTACAAAGCGCAAGAACAAGGAACTCCTTTACCTACTTATGACACTTACCAAATTGGTCAATTTACAGCAGATGCTTTTGTTAAAGCAGAAGATGCTAATCAAGCTACTTGGTTTAAATTGAACGGACAAAACTACTATGCGGCTAAAGAAGAAATGTATAAAATTGATTTAATGCACTCTGCAATGTACAACTATTACTTAGGTAATTATGGTGCAATTGGTGGCGAAAATCCTTTACCTGCATCTTTCTTAAACCAATTGAAACAATACGGTGCAATGACTCAATCAAAAGCAGCTAATTTATCATTGAATGATTTCGAAGATATTGCTACTGATTTTATGCGTCAAGGTGCGGTGAGTGATGGTACTGAAATGTTTGTTTTCTGTGGTTTAGACTACGCTAAGAACATATCAAGAGTATTAAGACCTTACGTTGCAACTGCTGGTACAAACAACATTTTAAAAGCTACAAGCGGTTTAGATATTCGTAGATTCGAAGTATCGGGCTTAGTATTAAACGTAGTTGTTGAAATGTACTTTGAAAACAAAAACCAAGTAGGTTCAGGTAAATCTGATTCAGCTTATTGGGTTTGTGCAGATGGTGCTTATTCAGAAGACGGAAAATACATTCCACCAATTGTAGATGTGTATTACGGACAAGAAGGCTTACAAAGAAGCGTAATTTTAGGAAAGAAAGATTTAATGGGTAAACACGTTGCAAATCCTGTAAACGACCAACCATTCAGTCAAGTATCTTTTGAAATGAACTCTTGTAAAGTTATCACTGATGTTCAAAAATGTATGTATCACGGTAATTAATTTTTAAACAACTAAATAAATAACGAAATGACAATTTTAAGACAAACGATAATTTTAAACACATTGGCAGATAATGCTGCCGATGCGTATGTAGATTCTAACGGGAATTTACAGCTTACTGGTGCAGCTTATGGCGCACCTAAAGCTACTAGCTGTACTTTAGCAAGACAGAATGCAGTTTCAGAAAGTTTAGGTATTGTTACTACTACTTTTGTAGCGGTAAGCGGTGCTACTTACATTTTGAAAGTATCTGGCGGTAACTCTATTAGAGGTGGTTATAACCCAACGGTTAAAACTTACACTTACACTGCTACTGCTTCTGACACAGCAACTACTATTGGAGATGTATTTAGAGCATTTATTAATGCTGACGTAAATATTTTAAACATAGTAGCTACTGGTACTGCTACTTTAATATGTACTGCTAAAACAGGCTTTGCAGAAATATTTATTTCAACTACTACTGCTAACACTACTATTGTAGTAACTAATCAAGGTGTGCCTAGCAGAGGTCAAGGAACAGTATTAGCTACTAGCCCATTGTACTTAACAAGTAACACTTACGGTACATTTACAGCAGGTGCAACTTACACACGTTGGAGTATTCTTTGGACTGCCGCTAACGTTTCTGCTGCTCCTTCTAGCAATTCAACTGCAATGAATGAGTATGTAGTGTTTATTAACGATGCAGCTACAGCAGCTTATTTAGATTTGTTAATCAATACTTCTTACGGTACTTTAACTCAATTACAATTAGGTTACAGAGCAGTAGTTTCTGCTTCAACAGTAACAGTAGCAACAGCAATAACAACAGGTATATTAACTTTTGGAGCAGCTACTTTAGGTGCAAAACCAAGTGATTATTTTGTTGTATCGCCAACTGTAAACGTATTGGTAACAGGTATTGTAAACGCTACTACTGGTTGCGCTACACCTGCTAATATATCAACAGTAGCAACTACTTATAAGGTAGCTGTAAGTAACTTACCTCGCTAATTAATAACTTCTATAAAAAACATACATTATTTGTTTCCATGCTTGTAATGTTTGTTTTCTTCCAACACAATAGCTCCCAAACGGGGGCTTTTGTGTTTTATTGCGTATTGTAATATGCGATATTAAAACTTTATAATATAAATTAAAAATTGGTTATCTTTGCTGTATGCAATCAAGCCAAATAAATGACCTTACTAAAGGGCTTAATCGAGATACGGATTATCCCTCAATGCCCGATAATTATTATCCTTATGCGAATGATTTAGAACAAATAAGTGATGAAGAATTTGCTTCAAACATTAAGAATAGCAAAGCAGGAACACTTCAGATAACAAAAGTACCTAGCGCAACCACTCAAACAAAAATGTTTAGAGTAAGAACTTACGCTGATATAGGACAAGCAATAAACGGACAATACTATTTATCACAAGTATTTATTTTTAGAGATATAAATGGAGTTCAGCAAAATTATATATCAATAACAAATTCTAGCCCAACAGTTACTAACTCAGATTTTGCAACAGCATTACAAGCAGCAATAGGAGCAGGCGCAATAGTAGCAACACAAGCTAGCGCATTATTATACACAACAATAGAGTTTGCATTAGGTACTTTTTCTAATATTGTAAGCATAGACCAAATAGTAACTTTAAATTCAGTAACAGGAACACAGACAAATACTCTTACAGTTTTAAGAGATTACGTAGCTACCGAAGCAGAACTAGAGCCACTAACATACGTTAATAGCCAAAACTTAGGGTTCGTGTTAAGTGTAAGCGCAGATAATACAATTACGGAACTAGGAGTAGTAGATGAAGATAATGATTGGGCTTATGTAAGATTACTAAGAACCAAAAACTTTATACTAAGCAAAACAGAACCTATTAAATTTATAGTAGAACAACAAAACGATGGAGTATATGCCTTATACTTTACTGACAACACCATTAAGGACAAATGTATATACGTTCCACCAAGCTTAACACAAGACTGCTGCCTAACATACAACCCTACCAACATTCAAACAGCAGGAAAAGGAATATACAACCTAGTTCAAACTGATTCCCAAACTAACAGCCAATTAATAAATAATATTGGATATGTCACTTACAAAAATACGCTACAAAGCGGTGGTGGCTTGCTTACAGGAGGAAAAAGATATGCGTGTAGGTTTGGAATAAACGGTTCTAACATTACTACTCAATGGAGTATGCTAAGCAATATTGTACCCGTAATTCAGGCAAGTGCTGATAGCGGACTAGCTTGGGTAAGTACAGAAGGAACACCTAGCGGAACTGCTACAAGCAAACAGAATATAGTTACAATAAATAACGCACAAGCCGATGTATTTAACTTTGTAGAACTAGCAGTTATAAACTATACTGCCGAAAATGCTAGTAGCGCAGAATTAGTTGGAAGATATGATGTGTTAGGCGAAAGCTTTGATATTATTCATAGTGGGCTAGAACTTACTCAATTATTAGACGTAGTAAGCCTTATAGAAGCAGAACCCGTAATGCTTAAAGTTAGAGATATTGAAACCAAAAAGAATAGAATAAACAGAGCAAACATAGAAACTGCTAACGAAGATGCTAAGTGGCAAACAATAGCTGAAAATGCAGTAGTTGGCACTCAAAGGTATGACATAGAGAATACTGGGACGCTCCCAGCAACAGCAAGTAACCAAAGATTCTACGGGTACGGGAATGGCATATCGATGGGTATTATGCCAAGTAGCGACACAAGAGGTATAGAGAGAAAAATAGAATATGTTTCACAAATATCAGTTCCCCCTATTGTAGCACCACCTAGCTACGTGTCAGGAGTTTATACTGTCTCTGCTACTGATAGCCCTTTATTGCAAATAAATTTATCGGGCAGGGTAGGGATAACTACTAGACCAACTGTAATAAGCACGATACCCGCTATTTGGGCTTATTACGATACAACTTCTACTGTATCGTTTAAAATAAAAAGAACAAGAGCAGGCGTTACTACTGAAATTATTAACGATATTATTGATACAAGGCTAAGTACTCATGAATTTTTTGCACGTGCAGATTTAAGTAGGACTTATAATATTGAGACAAATAATGGAGACTTTATAGAATTTTGGTGGGGCGTTTATATGGGTAGTAATGAGATTTCTGTTATAGATGATTCATATATAAATATAGTGCAAGCAGCAACCGCTTCTTCTACTCAATTCGTAGGAACACAAGTAGGCGAATATCAAATACCATTTAACGTAGCTAACAGAGCAGGGTATATGTTATACGAATATTATATGACTTATGTTAGATTTCATTTAAAGAACGGCTACATAACAGCACCTTACCCTTTAGGAAAATACTACATAGACAATGTTAATTATAGACGAGGATTAGTACAAATACTACCAATAGAACCGTTAAACCCTTTTACTGATACAAGTTCAATAACAGCAAGCAGAAAAGTATATAACTATGCTTTAAGCGTAGCTAACCTAGACCTTACTTACGTTAAAGACGAACTATTAGGAGTAAGCTTTGAAAGAAGCGACCCTTTGAATACAGTTATTGGAAGTGGTATATACCATAATGCTAGAGTAATAGATGGCGATACTTATACTTCTGGGTATGGAAATTTAAACGGTAACTTAGGAGCAGTAGCACAAAGAAACTTTGGATTATTCGTTAGTAATGATTTAGATAATCAAGTAATAAAATATAGCAATGGTGATTACCTGAAACTTATTGGTATTCCTAGAGGATTAGGTTCTAATACTAATTATAAAAGCGGAAATAATAATATAGGAGCTATAGTAGAATTACTAGGAAGCGCATCAAATACGGTTAACGATGCCATACTTAATAACGGAATTTATACAATAGAAGATAGTACTAGCATTGGGTTTGATTCAGTAGGGGATATTGTTTATAATACAGTTAATAATTCGTATTATAAACCAAGCACTAGCACGTTAAACAATGCTTACACTAATGCTAAAGGAGTAGCAGTAGCAACCACTTCTAAAGTAGGCGTTTATAATAATAGTACAGTAAACGATGTAAATACTTTTATAGCATTTTATATTAGACCTATTGATTTAAACATAATAGATTATAAAAATTATAGACCCGTTCCAACAGGAGAAATAGTAAGAATTACATCATCAACTCCAGACGTATTACCTACCGAAACGGTATATGGTGGAGATACTTATACCCAAAAAGTAATAAGGAAAGAAGCTGATTGGTATGTAGAGCCAACCCCTTCAACTAAGATAGCAAGTAGCGTAATTACGTTTTATGCACAAAACAGATTAAATAGTCAATTGTTTTATACAGATACCACTGCACCAAAAGCAACTTGGAACTTACAAGGGAGTAAAAGCTTATATCAATACTTATTCCCATTTGCAACAGCAGCAGAAATAGTAGATGAACAACATAACTTTGACAAGAGTTACATAGGCGCAAATCAAATAAATAGAATTAGCCCTTATAACCCTAGACTACCATACCCTACAAGTAACCCAACTAGAATATACTACTCTGAAGAGAAAGCAGTAGGTAGCCTTTATGATGCTTACAGAAAAGTAAAGCCATTAAACTTTGTAGATTTAGAACTTCAAAACGGTGCTATTACAGCAATATTTGATATTAGAGATGTAATGATGGTTATACAGCCAAACTTTGTAGGGGCAATTCCTTACGCTGCCGATACGTTAATTCAAAGCGATAACACCGCTAAACTATTAGTAGGAAGTGGAAGCGTATATAGCAATAGAGTTTATCCACTATCAAGCTTTGGAACAGAGTTAAGAACAGCTACTTTAAAAGGATATAACGTAAACGGAAACCCTCAAGTATATTGGTTAAGCAAAGACTTTACTAACATTAACCGTTACGATTATAGTGGAGTAAAAATACTTACAGACCAAAATAGTATGAGAACATTTATTAAAAACAATGTAGCACATATTAAGAACGAGTTTGATGTAAACCTATACTACGATGTTAATAAAAGTGATGTAACGGTAACTGCTAGAGCAAGTAAATACTACCCTAATTGGGTGAGTGGACAAGCTTATGTAGTAGGCGATACAGTATCATTTGGTGCAGAAGGATATTACCCTGAAGGTGATTTTGAGAAGATTAATGCAACTTATGTTTGTAAGGCTGATATTACAGGCGCATTAAATCCATTTTTAGACCTTACTCATTGGACTTTAAAAGACTTTACAGATAACGCTTATTATAACCATTGGAGTTTAATATTTAACGAAGTGGATAATATGTTCTTAACTTTTTTAAGCGCACTTCAAAAGAGATACTTCACTCATAACAAACGAATATTCTCACCGAGAGGAATAAGTGAATATGGTAGAATTTACGAAATAAACGTAGGTGAGCCATTGAAATTCTTTGAACAGAACGGTGTATGGAAGCAAGGACAGTTTTGCTTAGACGTACTTATTAATAAAGGTGGCGCATTTAAAAGGTTTTTAACATTAACTTTTGAGAATGGTACGTATGCAATAATAGATGCTGACGTAACAGTAGAAACAGATACTAATTCAAGCACATGTACAGAGCATGAAACTAGAGCAAACATTACCTACTACCCTATACAGCCTGATGGCGATGAAGGACTATTTGGAACGTATTTGTTAGTGAAAATTAGGAGTTATGACTTAGTAAAAATAAGAAGTATTAGCGGAATATTTAATAGTATTCCATTAAGACGATAATAATCTTGTTTTAATGAGAAAAAAATCGCAAATTTGTAGTAATAAATAATTTATAAAAATGGCAGCACCAGTAAAGATACCAAACATAAAAGCTAATTTCAATGCTTCGGCACTCGTTAATAATAACGAAGCAGCTTTAAGAGCAACAAACGAAGAAGGATTAAGCCACAAAATAAGTTCTGAAAACTTAGATAAAATGAGTGGAAGTGGCGGATTTAAATATATTCCCGTTACGACTGCCCAAACAGGGTTATTATACAAAGGTATTGTTATTAATACTGATGCCGTAATAGCTGCTATAAGCATAGATGGAGTAAATTCATTAACTGCATTAGGATTAAGCGGTGTAACTATTAGCGCAGGCATATACTTACCAGCACCTTTAGGCTCTGTATTTACAGCAGTAACTTTAACAAGTGGTACAGCAATAGGATATAACTAATGTTAGGAATTAGTGTAAGTAACCTCTGCGTAAATGGATTTCGTGGTGGTATAGACGCAGACGCAAAAGCAATTTACAACCGAATTATTGCCATACCAAATGGCTTTAGTAATTTATCGCGTTTGAACTATTTTGTGAAAGGCTTAAAGGCTATTTACGGCACACTTAGTAACGTGCCAGTGTGTTACGATGCGCATTGGATTGGTGGCGTGTTAGGCAGTGGCGTAGGTGCAACAGCTGGACAAGCTTGTGCAAGGTTATGCTCACTAACAGTGGCGGGCGATGCAGTACAAGCAACAGCAAGTGCGCAGCCATTGTTATTAATGCACGGTGGCGCTGCTAGTGATAATTATTGGTATTCGCCAAGAGTAACAGGTAATTTTGTAAGTAGTCCAAATGCAACAGTTAATCAAATTAGCGGTAATATTGAGATTATAGTTAGATATCAATCCAATACAATCGGAATTATACAAACATTACTAATGAAAGGAAATACAACTGCTTATAATTATGCTGTTGATATTTCAACTACTAATAATTTACGTTTTATTTATGGAGGATTTAATGTTATAACAAGTAGTCAAACTATTAATCCTTTAATTTTACAATACTATAAGGTTACAAGAAATTCAACTACTGGAGATGTTCAATTTTTCACATCAATTGATGGTGTAACATATACGCAATTAGGAACAACTCAATCAAGTACAGTTGGTAATTTACCTACAAATACTGTGCAATTAGTTGTAGGTGATAATACAGCATTTACAGGTAATGCAAGTCAAGGAAATATTTACAGAGTAACAATATCAAACTCAATTGGTGGCGCACCTGTTGTAGACTTTAATCCTGCAACATACAACGCAAGCGTAAGTCAAACAACATTTACAAGTGTTGATACTGGTGAAGTTTGGACGATTAACACAGGAACAGCAACGACTGGTTATAAAGGTGTAATTTGTGATAGAATTATAGTGATGAGTGATGGTGTGGATGATGGACTATTAACAGTTGGAAATATTTTGTCAGCAATGCCATTTACTATGTACTTGGCTTTCAGGGGGTATGTAAACAATGCAACTGGTGGTAAGGCTAATTTTGGGCAATTCAATATAGATGGGGCAATAGGCAGAAATAACGCGACATCAATTCTTTTGTGGGGAGGCTCTCCAAGCACTATCTACTTGACCGATACCGCAGATTCTAATAAAATAAATATGGTTACTGTTTTAAGAAAATTAGGTGTAAATAACACAAGTATGCAGATTAATCAAAATGTAGCCAAACTATCAAATGCTTCGGGGGGTTTTGGGGCAGATAAAATATTTATATTTACAGATTCTTTCGGGTCTGATAATTCTTCTTTTCAAACTTCGGTAATATCATCCATCGAAGACACAACACAGCAAAAGTTAGCAATGTACAACCTAATTCGTTCACTTAATAACAACGCATTCTAATGGAACAAACCACTACAATTTACCCACGCTATTACAAGTGTAGTTCACTTGCTAACTTTAATATTTTAGAAGCTAAATGCAGCGCTTTATTAGGGCTGCCAGATGATGAAAGTACGCTTAATTATGCTAATCCAATAAAGGACATAAACGGCAAAATTTGGCTAGTTGTGAATGCTGAATTAAGCAGCCTATTTACAGAATTAGAAATTAGCGCAATGGTGCAATACGATGAAATTATTTTACCGACAGAAAAAATTTGATACATGAAAAAAAATTTATTATTATTAATTGAAAACGGGGTTGTTTGGGGTGGGGTTATAACAGCTTGTGCAATGGCTATACTGCCAATTATACAGGTGTTAGCGGGTGTAGCTGCCTTTGTGTTTTCGATTTTATCAATCGTTAAATTAATAAAAAACTGGTATGAAAAAAATTAAAGAAAATTGGCATTCGCACGCATCTACAATTATAGGCGCATTAGTAGCAATTGCAACAGCATGGTCAACGATTGATTTTAGTGTTTTTGAATTTTCAAAAG